CCTCGTTCAGGTACTCGGCGATCCGCCGGCCCTGCTCGACGATCAGCTGGCGCTGGGCCTCGACGTTCGGGTTCGAGAGCGCGCGCTTGAGCATCGCGGCGTTCTCCTGGGCCGTGGCGAGGTCCTCTTTGGTGCCGTAGGCACTCTCGCGCCCGGCCGCCACGGCGCGCTCGTGTTCGCCCAGCGCCCCGCGCGTCTTCTCGTACTCCTTACGCAGATCCGCCATGAAACTCGCCGGGCTTTTGATCGTGCCCGAGACGACGAGATGCACGAGCGCCCGCGCGTCCTTGCCTCTCACTTCCGGTATCGGCACACGGGCGTGGCGGCGTTCGATCGCCGTGAGGCGCTTGTTGACCCGCTCGCGTGCCTGGAACTCCATCGCCTGCGCGCCGGCGCCGATGTGGTGGGCAAGCTTCTGCTGGAGCGTCGCCTCCTGGCCGGGTCGCCCTTCGCGACCGCGCCTGGGCGCGAGCACCGGCATCTGGATCCCGCCGCGCTCGCTGACGGTGAGCGGTCGCCCTGTCTCGGGTTGGGTGATCTTCTCGGCGCGGCGGTGGAGCGCCATCTGGGCGAGCTGGCGGGTGATGTCACCGGAGTAGCGCTGCTGGAAGCGCCCGGCGGGCGCCTGGGCCGCGCCGACGTCGCGCTCGTAGGCGATCGAGGGCGCGATCCGCGAGCGGATACTCGGCCCCACGGTCGGTTTCGGGCCGAGCAGCGGCGAGCGCGCGAAGGCGCCGGCGGCCCGTCCGGCGGCGCTCGTGAGCCCGGCGAGTTCCAGCGCGGTCATTACGCGGTGTTCGGAGGCGGCCTTGGCGGCGCCCTGCCAGTTGCCCTGCACAGCCTGCCCGACCGCGCCTTGGGAGACGGCCTTGCCGAAGGAGCTCGCCAGGTGCCCGAGCGGCGCGAGCGAGCCCTGCGTGGCGGCTTCGACGCCCGCTTTGCCCAGTGAGAAGCCCGCGACATACGGCCACTCGGCGATCTGGGTCAGTTCGCTCGCCGTCGAGCCGAGCGGTCCCTTGTTGGCTCCCGCGGGCACCGTCGCGCCGGCGGCGAGCGCGCCGAGCCCGAGCGTCCGCACAGCGGTCCCGGTGGCCGCGAGGCCCGGAAGCCCGCTGATCGGCGAGGGCGGCGTGACTATCCCGATCTTCGGTGACACACGTCCCGGCGTCGGCGCTCGTTCGGCTCTCTGTTCTTCGCGCGTGCGCTCGCGTTCGAGCGCCGCCTGCTCGCGTTCGTAGGAGCGCTGGCCTTCGCGAGCCAGCTGGACGTGCGCCGCGGCGAGCGGCTGGGAGGCTTTCACCGCGGCGTCGATCACGTTGGCGCCCGGGCCTTCTTCGCCGGTCGGTCCCTTGACGCGGGCCTGGAAGGACGAGCGCAGGCCGCCGAGACGGTTCGCTTCGCGCAGGTAGTGCGCGGTCGCCTGGACGAACTGCGCGTTGCGCGGGTCGCCCATCAGCGCCGAGTGGAAGGCGAGTTCCGCGGCCCGCGTCGGGACCTGGCCCCTGAAGTGCTGGTTCTGGATCCGCGCCGATTCGCTCAGCGCGGCCTGGATCGTCTGCGGGCTCGCGCCCGAGATGATCGGTATGTGCGGCGTGGCGATCCGGTTGCCGGGGATCCGCTGGTTGGCTTCAAGGGCGCGCTGGACGAGGTGTCCTGCTTCCGCGCGCCACTTGCCTTCGGGGTGAAACTGCTGGATCGGCGCGCGTATGTTCAGAGCTCCGGGCGGCACGTGAGCGGGGGCCGGCGAGGGGTGCCCGACCGGGCCGTGGTAGGTGGGCGCGATCACGCCCGGCGCGCGGTAGCTGGGCGGCGTTACATGGACCGCCGGCGCTTGGACGTGGCCCGCGACGTGTTCGATCGTGCTCGGGTGCGAGGCACCGTGGACCCCGGCCAGCGGAGCTCGCCCCGGCGCGGTGGCGTGACCGGAGACGGGCAGGTAGGCATAGCTCGGCTTGTTGCGGATCGGCACCCGGCCGTAGCTGGGTGGGACCGCCACGCTAGACCCTCGGGATCCCGGCTACGGCCCTCGCGAGCCCTTCCCAGTTTGTGCCCGCGCGGCTCGAGGCGCTCGGCGCCCGATACATCGGGTAGCCGAGCCGCCCGACGTTCAGGTGTTCGCGGTGAAGCAGCCCCGCGGTGCCCGTGCCGATGCCGCCGAAGTAGGCGAGGTCGAGGCCCGCCTTGAGCAGTCCGTTGTACGCATAGCCGCCGCGCGGGTTGGGCACCTGGACGGTCTTTTCCTTGACTTTGCCCGTCGAGTCCCTGACGACGTTTCCCGCCTTGTCCTTTTCGGGGATTTTCACGCTCGCGGGCACCGAGCGTTCGAGCTCTGACTTGGACTGGCCGTAGTTGAGCCCTTCGTTGCGGTGTTCGTAAGCCTCGCGGCGGATCTTTTCGATCGTGTCGCGCGCCGAGTTGTGCTCCACCGGCGTCAGCCATTCGCCCGCGCCGGCCCCCGCCTTAGGAGTCGGGTGTAGGTGTTCCCATTCTTTGAGTTCTTTGTCCTGCTGATGTTCGCGCGCCTTCTGTTCGCGGCCTTCCTTCGCGGTCTGCGCCGTGCGCTGCGAGCCGCGTTCGCTCTGGGCGTGGCCGGCGGCGGCGCTCGCCGCCGTGCGTTCGGAGCCGCGTTCGCGCTGGGCGATGTCTTCGGCTTCGTGTTCGAGTTTCTGCGCCTCGGTCTGCGCGAACAGCCCGGCTTCACTCGCGAGCGACTGCTGCTTTGAGAAGAGCTGGCGCAGGCTGCTGGTCAGCGCTTCGCCCGCGGCGCGCTGGTTGTACTGAGCTCCCGCGGCCGCCTCGGCTCCGCGTTCGAGCATCGTCTTCTGCGCGTCGGCTCGAGCCGCGGCGAGGTTGGCGAGGAAGGTCTGCCCGGCGGCCGCCTGGTTGGCGCGGTACTGCGCGGTGTCCGGCGGGAGTTGCGCGAGCGCGTTTGAGATGAGCGTGACGCCGGGTTTGGTCGCGACGTCGGCCTGGCCGTAGGCGGCGGCGAGCCGCGGGAGGTTGCGCGCCACGCTGCCTTCGGTTTCGCGCGCCCCCACGCGCCCGGCTTTGACCGAGGCGTTGTAGACGCCTTTGGCCTGCGTGATCTGTTCGGCGAGCGCCTGCTTCTGCGGGCTGAACCGCAGCAGCGCGTCGATCGCCGCCTGCGATGCCCAGCGCGAGGGAGCCGCCATCTCAGCGTCCCCTGACCCGCGAGTGGGCTTTGATCCAGGCGCGCTGCTGAGCGGTGCCCCCGGGGAAGGCGGCTCTGACCGCGGCGGCGGCCCGCGGGTGCGCTGGCGCCGTGGGGGCCGGTGGCGCGCTCACGGTCGGGTAGCCGCCCCAGCCCGCTTCGGCCGCTTCCTGCCCGGCGAGCGACTGCTGCTCCTGCCCGAACCAAGCCGTGTTCGCCTGCAGGTTGGCGAGGTGCGTCGCGAGGTCCTGGTACTTGATCCCACCGACCGGGTTGGCTTCATCCGGCGGCGCCTCTTCTTCGATCAGCCGTGCGCGGGCGCGGTCGAGCGTTTCGCCGGCCCTGACGTGGCCGCGTTCGAGCGCCTGAATCGCTTTCGTGTTCGCTTCTGCCCGTTTCGTGCGTTCTTTCGCTTCGTTGGCCCCGCGCACGGCGGCCGAGGACAGGAGCGCGCCGCCCTGCAAGACGCCGGCCTTGTTCGCCGCTTCGCTCTGGCGCGTGCCGAGCTTCTGGAAGGATTCCGCGAGCAGGCCGAGCCCTTTCTGATAGGCGTCGTTCTGTTCGGCGCTCTGGCGGTTGTAGTCGGCGAGCTCCTGAGCGCGTTCGCGGTCGTTTTCAGAGAGGCTCGTGGCGTACTGATTCCCGAGCCGCGTGCGCGTCGTGGCACCTTCGCGTTCGGCTTCGTGCAGGCCGCGTTCGGCTTCGCCGACTTCGAGCTGGCGCTGGCCCTTGAAGAGGCTCGACGGCGGCCACGCCGGCGGCGCCGTGGCCGGGGCCGGTGCGGGCGGTGGCTGCGTATGTGAGGCGAGTTTCACGTACTGGCGGTGTTCGCCTTCGCCGCCCGGGAAGGCGCTCCTGACCGCGGCCATCGCGCCCGGGTAGCGCGCCGCGTAGTTGACCGGGCGCGGCGCCGCTCTCGCGGCCCTCGCGTTGCCGGGTAGCGGCGCTCCGAAGGCCGGCCGCGGGGCTCGCGGCGCTGCCATCGGGCGGGGTGCGCTCAGCGGGCTCATTCGGTCGAGAAGAAGGACTCCAGGTGGCAGTAGACCGTGACGTTGCCGCCCGAGAGGCTCGCCGGGACGACTGCGCCGCTCGTATTGACCTGCAGGTAGCCGAGGCCGCCGCCCGCGGCAACTATTAGCGACGTCACGACGAGCGGCCGATAGCCCGCCGGCAACGTGAAAGCGGCAGTAGAACTCGCTCCGCTCTTGATCGCGCCTCGCAGCTGGACGTCGCCCCACGGCATCTTGCGGTATTCGCCCGGGGTAGGCGCTTCATCAATCCAGCTGTTCGTGTAGCCGAGCGAGCTGACTTTTTTCCAGGCTTCGGGTTTTTCGATCGCGGCCAAGACCGCGTTGAAGTTGTCCATCACCTGGACGCCCGAGGCTTGTTCGCCAACGCCGTCGTGGAAGGTGTGAGGGAAGACGATTATCGGCATCTATGGCCTCCCGCCTGGTCGAATGAATACCTCGAGCTGTTTGAGCACGAGCTGCGCGCTCGGCTGCGAGCACGTCAGGCGGAAGCGGACCGTCTGAGCACGACGGCGCAGCCGCCAGGAGTGGATCTGCATCCCGACTATCGACACGGGAGCTTCGCCAACGATCGTCAGGCCGGAGGTCCAGCTCGCCGCGCTGCCCCAAGTGAAGGATCCCCAGCGCGCGCCGGCGAGCTGCGGCGAGGTCACAGACGGCGGTGCTTCGCCCGCAAGCGGTTCATAGGTGCCGGCGCCGGGCGTCGACCACTTGGCCGCACCCCCCCACGCGAAGGCGCCCCACACGCTGCCGCCGGTGCTCGGGTGCCCGCCGGCGACCTCCGCGCGGATCGTCGGTTCGCCTTCGTTGTCCGAGCAGCGGTAGCCGATGCGCAGGCGCGCGACGAGGTTGACGTCGAGTTGCCCGGTCGCGTAGCCGCGTGTCTCGAGCGAAAACGGCGGCACCGTGCCATCGGCGTCGCGGTGATTCACCGCCGTGGGCAGGTAGTAGTTGAGCGTGAGCACGCGGCGGTTGCCTTCGTGTTCGACGCCGAGCAGTTCGGGTTCGCGCGCGGTCTGATCGGAGACGCGCGAGACGAGCGCCGGCACCTTCGCGCCCGAGCCCGCCAGGCGCGACCACGCGCCCTGGCCTTGACCCGCCGGGTGCGGTATGTCCAGACGGCAGGCGAGCAGGTCGACGACGGTGCCATAGCCGAGGACGGGCAGCAGGTAGTTCGATTCGTGCACGCAGGCGCCGCCCGGGACGTAGCTCGAGCGGACGTATTCCTCATACAGGGAGTGGATCGGGTCGCCGATGCGGGTGAACGATTTCGGCACTTCGGAGGACACGCCGCGGTTGATCAGCCACACCGCGTCGGTGCCCGGCACGATCAGGTTGCCCTGCCACGCGGCGATGCCCTGCGCGCCCCACAGCACGAGGTCGCCCGAGAAGCGGTCGAGGCGCTGCTGGACGTTGCCCGTCGCGTCGACGAGGTTCATCGCCATGTTGGAGATCACCCACACGCCGCCGGTCGTGAACACGATGCAGCTGTCGCGGCCGCCCTCGATCCCGAGGATCTGCACGCCGCCGGGGATCGTGTGAAAGTCGTTCGGTTCGTATTTCGCCGGTTCGGGGACGCCCGCGGTGCTGATGTGCGAGAACCAGACGGTGTCGTTGCTCGCAGCGAGAAGCCGGTTGGCGACCACCGCGTAGTAGGGAGCGACCTTGGCCGCGGTGCCCCAAGTGGTCCCGTCGTAGGTCTGCCCGCCCGGCAGGTACAGGACGCCTTTGTAGGCGACGGCTTTGCCGGGCGAGCTCTGTCCGCCGTGGCCGAGCGCCGTCACAGCGCCCGAGCCTTCAAGCTTGCCGTATTCGGTCGTGGAGGCGATCAGCGTCGTGTGCCCGCTGGTGGCGAGCCAGCCGTCCCATATCCAGCGCAGGCCCGAGCCGAACGGAGCGTTCGAGCGATACGTCGAGCCACCGCGGCGAAAGACGTCGCCCGCCAGGTTGAGCAGGCCGTTTGAGATGTCAAAGCAGCCGTTGGGCGGTATCAGCTCAAGAGCGCCGTTGCGGTAGGTGCCGCCGCCGAACTGCTGCTGAGTGGTGCGCGTCAGCCCGGCCATCAGGCGACCGCCCTCAGCCGCGACTTGTGCGGACACACGCCATCGTTTAGCGCGCGGCCGTGATTGCAGTTCCAACAGAGCAGTTGGAAGCGCGGCGGGTAGCCGAGCCGACGCGCTTCCGCGTAGATCGGCCACGTGCCGCGGAGCTTGCGCTCCGCATAGCCGCCGCCCTCCACGTGATCGAGCGTTAGGAAGCGGTGCTCCGTCTCGCCGCAACAAGCGCAGCGACCGCCATAGCCCGCGAGAACCTCGGCGCGCAGCTTGGTGGTGTACCGCTGGCGCTTCTCCGGCTTCTCGGGCTTGCGGCGACTCCGGTACTGCGCGCTCGCTCGAAAGCGAGCCTGTCGTCCGCGCTGCAGCCGCAGTTTGCATCGCCGGCACGTGCTAGGGCGCCGACCGTGGCCGCTGTACTCGAGAACCGCGCCACAGGCACACTTACGCATTTATGCCGACCACTCTGATCTGCGCAGGGCCGACGCCGCGGAAGCGGCGGTTCGACTGCTGGGTGAGCTCGGCGCAGGCGGCGGTGAAGGTCTGTTCGTGGTTGGCCGCGAGGTCCGGGCGGTCTTCGGTTCGCAGCAAGCCCGTCGCGATCGCGCCCGAGACGAGCGCGTCCATGTACTCGCCGGGGACCACGAGCGTCGTGTTGTCGGTCGCGCTCAAGTCCGGCGGCCGGCAGACGGCCCACAGGCTGATCGGCTTGCCTGCTTCCAGCGGGCCGCCAACGATCGGCGTCGGGAAGATCCAGAGCTGCTGCGCGCCGGCGCTTGAGTCCTGGCGCCCCGCGATCCCGCCCGTACCGCCGAGCCACAGCCAGCCGAGCGCGCCTTCGGCCGGGTCTTGGTGGCGCAGGTGCCCGTAGGGCTTGGAGTCGATTTCGACGTAGAGGATCTCCACGACTTCTTCGGGCAGCGCGTAGGTCGCCACGCCGACGAGCGTCGGGCCGACGCTGAGCGTCTTGCGATACCACTTCGAGCGCCGGCAGAGTTGGCGCTGGCGGACCGTCAGCCAGCGAAGCGCCTGGGTTTCGCTCGCGTCGAACTGGCCCTCTTCGAGCACCTGGGAGACGAGTTGCGCGACGCTATCGGGCACGCCCTACCCCTTGCCGGGCCTTGCCGGCCCCTCATGCTTCGCGGCCGCACGTTCGCCCTCCGCGCGCGCCTGCGCGAGCGCCTGGGTGCGGCGCTCCTCGGAGTCCTCAAGGCGCTCGCGCACCTTCGCGAGCGAGTTCTCGGCGGTCTTGATCAGCTTCGCGCGCTCCCAGCCCTTCCGCTCCTGCTCGATGAACGCCTCAAGGCCCTCCGCGTTGAGCTCCATCGCGAGGTCCTGCAGGCGTTCGAGCTCCTCCTCAGACGGTGCGGGCGCGGTGGGGTCCACGCGCCAGAAGCCTTCCTGTATGTCGTCTTTCAGCGGGTGGCGTTCCAGCCACGCAAGGATCTCGGTGGGCTTGGCGTCGCGGCCATCCTCGAGCCGGATGCTGCCCGCGGCCGGGACGCGCAGCACGCCGTCGTGGAAGGCGACGGCCTCGCCGGGGATCGTGTCCGCCGGGAGCCCTTCTGCGTCGCGCGTCTGGCGGATCGGCCTGCGCACGAGCCGCAGCTCGCTACGACGCGCCATGAAGAGCGTGCCGGTGTCCGGGACGCTCACCATCTGCTCGGTTGCCATCGGGATCCTCCGCGTAGGGGTTCACCTTCGGGCGCCGACCGCGTGGTCCCCCTACGGTCGGCGCCCGAAGCTCTGGGACTAGCTCGTTATGCCAGTGATCAGCGCGTGCGTGCGCTGCAGCCCGAAGCGCAGGCCGCACTCCGAGAGGTACTCGGACTTGGTGCCATCAGCGTCGTTGGGCTGGCGGTTGGGCAGCACCTTCGTGTCGCGGCTCACTTCGTCGTTGGCGAGGTAGCGGTAGGCGACCTGCGCCATGTCGACGATGATGATGTAGCCGCCGTACTTCTGGCCTTCGAGCAGCCGGTGGTAGACGAGGTTGAGCGACCCGAACGGGCTCGTGTAGTGCGTCACGTTCATCCCGTAGGTCGTTTCGTCGTTCTTGGTGATCTGCTTGGACGCGGGGAACTTGTTCAGCGCCGAGACGCCCACGCCGGAGGCGATCGCGAGCTTCGAGGAGGAGCCGTAGCGCATTGCCTGCAGCATCGCGGCGTTGAACTCGGCTTCGGTGAGATTGCCCCCGGCGTCTGTCTGGTTCGAGGTGATGAAGCTCAGCACCCCGCCGGTGGTCCTGTCCTCGGTGGCCCCCGGCGTCGAGGCCGAGCGGCGCCCGAGGACGAACGAGAGCTCGATGTCCTTGGCGTGCTCGATCCCGGCGTTGCGCGCGACGCGGTTCCACTCGGACGGTTTGACCATGAACGAGACGGCCTGCAGCGTGCCCGTGACCTCGAACGGCGTCCGGAAGATCTGCGTGAAGTTTTCCACCAGCGAGGGGTTCTTCGCGCGCGCGGGCTTGGAGGTGTCGCCCTCCGGCTGGGCCGTGCCGATGATCATCAGCTCATCGCCCGAGTTCATCGCCGTGGCCGTGGAGCCGATCCCGCGCGTCACGGTCAGTTCGTTGGCGCTCACGGAGTCCACGCGGAACTGCTCGCCGGTGCGCGTGTTGAGCACCTGGTCCCACTGTTGGTAGTAGACGCCGTTGGAGACGGGGATCACCGTGACCGTGCTGGTCGCGGTCGAGCTCGTCGTGTCAAAGCGCGCCTTGGATTCGTCCTCGAGCCACTTGAACTTCGTGGCGACTGTTCGTTCCTTCGATGCCGCTCTCGAGAAGACAGCGAGCGGTTGAACATCGGGCTCAAGCAGGGAGATCTCGTTGCCGATGTCAATAGCAAGCTGGTTGGAGAGGACATTGGTGGTCGTCATTGCGCCGGTCACGGTCGCCATGAGACACCGCCTTTCTCATTCAGTTTTCTAGTGACTAGGTGAGGATCACTAGAACGGGAGCACGGACCGGCCGGCTCCGTCCGCGTTCAAGATCCCCTGCACCAACTGCTTTTGCGCATCGGCTGCGCCGCCGGGACTCGCCCCGCCGGCACCCTCAAGCGTCGCTGCTGGGGCCTGCTGCTGCTGCTCTGCGTTGGCAGCGTCAGCGGCCCGTCCTGCCATGTATGCCATGCGCCAGAAGGCCGGGTTATCGCCCAGCTCCGGCTGCCCGAGCATCTGCGCGTACTGGCGCGAGACGTCGATCACGTTCTGCGCGATCTCGGGGTCTTCGAGCTCCGGGAACTCCCCCGCGAGCAGGTCCGCCTGGCGCTGCGCCTCCATCGTGGCGATCTGCGCCTGCAGCGGCTCGACCGCTGCCTGCACCTGCTGCTGGGATTCCTGCTGCATGAGCTGCGCCAGCGCGGTTGCCGCCTGCTGGGGGTCATACGCCGGCGAGTCCGGGTTCATGAAGGAGAGATCGGGCTGCGGCTGCTGCTGGAACTGTTGGGAGGGATCGCCCTCATAGCCCGGCTGCGGCTGCTGCTCGGCCCAAGCCGCCTGCGCCTCCTGGTTCTCCGCCAGCATCCCGCGCATCTGCTCGAGGCTCGGCCCGAGCTCCGCGAGTTGCTGCTGGATCGCCGCGAGGTCCGGCTGCTGGGACTCCTGCTGTTGCGCTTGGCCCTCTTGGGCGCCGGCTCCGCCGCCGTCGCCCGCCGCCGGGCCTTGCGCTGCGCTTGCCTCCATCGGCTAAGCCTCCTGCGCCTGCGCGGCGCGTTCGTGCTTGGCTGCCTGTTCGGCACGGCGCCTTGCGGCGACCTCGATGATCGCCTCGGCGGCGTCCTTGAAGGCCCTCAGCCCGCTCAGGCGCCCGTGCGCCCAGACGAGTTGCTGGTGAGTGGCCCGGTAGGCGAGGTCGCCGTCGAGCCCGCGCTGCATCGCCTCCACCTCAGCGTCGATGAGCGCGCACACGTGCTGCCACCCCAGCGCATAGCGCACGCTCTCGACGTCCTCGCCGGCCTCGATCAGTCGATCGAGCTCCGGCCAGAGGTCCCGCAGGTGTCGCGTGAGCTCCGCTCGTGCCATCCGGCGCGCATGTTACGCCCGCGGGATGCGGACTCCCTTGAGTCCGCGGGGGAACGGCGGCCGTCGTGAGCGCGAAGGCGTAGCCGCGCGGCCCATCGTGGGGCCGGCGACGCGCCCGCGCTGCATCTGGGAGAGCACCTGCGAGGGTGCCCTGTCAAGCGTCCTGCGGTAGGGCTGGGTACGGCGCGTGGGCTTCATCGCAGGACACGAAGCCGTTCGCCGTACTCACGTTCCGCCCAGCGACGAGTCTGGCGGAAGGCCCACCACAAGCGCAGGCGTCTAAGCATTGACCCGGGGGCGCGGGCGCGGGAGCGAGCCGCGGGCGCCTTTGAGCACCGCTTCGGCGTTCTGGTGCATTTCGGAGAGCATCTGCCCGGCCTGGCTCGTGATCACGTGCGGCGGCTGGGAGTGGGCGCCCACGGTCGGCCCTTTCTTGACCACGCTTGAGCCGGCGGCCTGAGCGCCGCCGGCGCTGCGAGGCTTAGCAGCCGGAGCGCTGGGCTTGGCGGCTTCCTGGGCCATGTGCGCCATCGCGCCGACGGCGGCCTTGTGGGCGACGTTGACGCCTTCGGAGTCGACAGACGGGTCGATCAACAGGTACGCCTGCGCGAACGCGAGCGCGGCGCGGCCCTGCTTCTCCACGTCGGTTTCCGAGAAGGGCAGGAGCGCGTTCTGGGCGGCGGTTTCCATCGCCCGCAGCAGCATGTCGCGCACGACGTCGGGGCTGGTCGTGACCATCGCGCGCTGGCGCGTCTCGGGGTCGCGCGCGTAGAGGTAGCCCTCGCCCGGCGGTTCGCCGTACAGCGGCGGCGCGGCGTTCGGGTTCGGGTTCGGGAGCTGCGGATAGCCTTCGAGCGGCGTCGCCGAGCTCTTGACCGGGGCTGGGAGCGACTCGAGGTTGCGCGAGATCAGCGCGTCGAGCAGCGCCGTGGGCGAGACTGCGGGCGTCGGCTGCGCGCCGGTCGGGGCACCGAGCGGCGTGGTTTCCGGAGGTTCCTGCGCCGCCTGCGGTGGCTGGTAGCTCATCGCACTCCCGGCGCGGGTCCGGCGGAGGCAGCCGCCGCGGCTCCGTTCGCCGATGCGGTGCCGAGGCCGGGCGCGGCGGCGGCTCCGCCCATCATCGCCGTGACCATGTTCTGATCCGGCCCTTCCTGGGGCGAGGAGACGGTGCGCGCCTTCATCGCGGCCTGCTCGATCAGCTGCGGGTCCACGCCCGCGAGTTCGAGGAAGGAGAGGGCCTGGCGCGGGATCGGCGGTTCCTGGGCCTTCATCCAGCTCTTCGGGTGTTTGACGCCGCAGAGTTCGAGCGCGCGTTCGAGCGGCTTGGTCGGGTTCACGTACCACGAGTGCCCGAACAGGTTCATGAGCAGCTGGGCGTCGGCGCGGTCCTGGGGCACGTTGCGCGCGGCCATCGAGCCGCCTTCGACCTGAATCTCGTATTCGCCCATCAGCTCGCCCGGCCCGATCGGGTACTGATGCCACGCGCCCGTCTCCCACGCCTCCTCTTCGGACACGCCTTCTTCGGGCACCTGCAGCGCGGGGCGGTTCTCGGTGATCATGCGCTGGTCCAGTCGCAGGAACGCGCGAGCGGCTTCCTCCACCACTTCGAGCTCGAAGCGCCGCGCGGAGAGCGTGATCCGGGCACCGAGGGACGCCTGCACGAGCTGCGCCTCGGTGGCCGTCGAGGTGTTGGCGCCGGTGCGCGGGTCGAGCGCGTCGGCGATCCCCGAGACGGCTTCGATGTCCTGGCGGATCACCTGCTCCTCCTGGTAGCCCGAGCCCGGGATCTCCTTGACCGGGATCGGGAACAGCGCGCGGGTCGGGTCGCCGTTGGAGCGGATCGCGGTCCCCGGCCCGAACACGAGGTCCTCTTCGTCGATCATCTGATCGTCGAAGACGTAGCTCGCGCAAAGCGCGATCGTGGCCGAGTCGCGGCGCTGGCTTCGCAGCGTGTCGAGCTCGCGCTGGAGGTGTTCGAGCGGCTCGAGGTCGCCGATCCCGACGAACTGCTTGTTCAGCGGCGTGGGCCGGTAGATCTGGAAGGGCATCGTGCCGCAGCAAGGGTTCTCGGCGTCTTGGACGAGTATCTGGCGGTCGAGCACGGTGAGCACCCGTTCGCCGTCGTGCCACTCGATCAGCTCGTGCGGCTGCTCGCCACGGCCCATCTTCGTCCAGGAGCGAAAGCCCGAGACTTCCAGGCGATCGGTCCAGATTTCGTCGTAGCGCTGCCCGGAGCCGCCGAGCGAGCGCACGGCGTCCTCATCGAGCGTGCCGGCGCTCTGGGTGTTCCAGACGCCTTCCTGGGTGCGCTGCAGCACGGCCTGGGTGCTCATCCAGATACGGTGCGCGACCCACTCGCAGGTGTCCAGATCCGAGCCGTAGGGGTCCCACAGGAAGTCGAACACGTCGACGTCCTCGAAGAACGGATCGTCGAATGTCACCTCCGGCTGCAGCTCGCCCACGCGGTAGCCCGGGCGGAACATGTTGCGCTGCACGCGCCGGCGGTTGGCGAGCTCCTTGCGCCAGTAGGACTTGCCCACGCCGAGCCCGTAGATCCGCCCGGAGCGCATGACGGCCTGGAAAGGCAGGTCGATCGAGATCTGATCCTGCTGGCGGTTGACCAAGAGGCGCACGGCTTCGAGGTTCTTGCGCCACTGTTCATCGCGCGGCTGAATCAGCATTTTCGGAGCCTGCGCGATCGCCTTGGGCACGACCGACTCGATCGTGCGGAAGCTGAGCGGGATATGCAGGTGCGCGCCCCAATGTTTCTTCGCGTCGTGCAGGATTTCGTCGCGGTCGTTGGGGCCGGCCTTGGTCCAGGCGTCGCGGAACTGGCGAAAGCCGCGGTACTGGCGGTAGAAGCGCAGGCAGCGTTCGCGGAAGTCGGTTCCCACGGAGTCCTCGAACAGCGTGACCTTCTCCATGATCCGAGTCACGGCTTCGCGCTCGGAGTCGGGGATCCCCGGGCCGGGTATGGCCTGGCGCGATTCAGCCACGCAGGTGCTCCGGGACGTCGGTTTCGTCCACCTCGGGCTCGATCTCGGAGAGCGCGGCCGTGAGCGAGTCCGAGTCGGGCTCGCCGTTGGCCGGCTGCGGCTCGGGCGCCACCACCTCGAGCCCCGGCGACTCGGGCTGGGCCTTCGCGTTGGTCCGGTCCATCCAGACGACCACCGCGGCGACCGTGACCATTTCGTTGGGCATGCCTGTCGGCTTGCGCTGCAGGACGACCTGCAGGCAGCCGCCGGCGCGGTCGAGCAGGATCGCGCCGTCGAGCAGCGCCTTGATCAAATCCTCCTGGGTGACGAGCGGCCAAGCCCTGCCGTCGAGCTCGAGCTCACGCGAGGGCGTGGCCTGCCAGCTGCGGACGCTCATGCGCGCATCTTCGCGCGCTCGGCGGTTAGAAGCCCGCTCGCTCGGCGGGCTTGACCTCCATGCGGCCCTCGCGGAGCATCCGCTCACCTACCTTCCGCATGTGAGCCTCGGCCTCGGGATCCCAGCTCTCCGGGTCAAACGGGCCGCCCTTGAGGCGCACCGATGGCCGCATGGCGAGGATCTCGGCCTCGTGTGCTCGAGCGCACTCGCCCACGTGGCGCTCATAGACCGCCCGCTGCTCGTTCGGGAACTGCGAGCCGCAGACGTTGCAGGCAAACGCCGGGCGGCGGTCGGCGTACTCGGGCGGCACGATCAGCCCGGAGCGCCGCTGCGCTAGAGCGGCGGTCCCCATCGCCACGTACCCGGGGGCGCCTCATCCGGAGGCGCCTCGCCGACGTCCCACTCCTGGTAGCAGCCCGCGACGTTCTCGGAGATCGGGTGCTCGGAGACGACCCGGAAGTCGCTGGCCTCGCCGCGCTTGCCCGGCTTGCCCGCCGAGAAGACCGTGAGGTGGACGTGGCGCACGGAGCTCAGCGTCGGTATGTAGCCCGCCTGCACGTTCTCGACGAAGAGGGTCGCCTGCGTCGCGGTGACGATCGCCGGCACGTCATAGTCGCCCGTGCGCGAGCGGTAGGTCACTATCGAACCGAGAGCAGGTGCGGGCGTCGCCATCGCGCGCAGCCTAGCGAGCGCCGCGGCTACCAGCCCGTCACCGGGTCCTCGGGCACTCTCGGCCTGGCACCGCGGCCACGGCGCGGCGGGCGCACGAGCTCCATCACCTGATGCGCGATCATCGCCGCCAGCAGGCGGTCGTCGTACTCGCCCTCGAGCGCGCCGTGGCGCCCACGCTCGTCGATCACGTAGGTGGTCAGCTGGCGCGCGGTGGCGATGTCGTGGCAGCCGTGGGTGCCGTCCGCCAGCGCGGCGCCGTAGGTCGCCTCCATCGCCGGCTTGGTCACGCTGTTCGTCTCCCAGCCCGGCTTGTCCTCCTCGATGTTGCGGATCCGGTCGATCCGCTTGCGCCGGTACATGCGCCGGTAGCGGTAGTCCTTGGTCAGCGGGTCGACGACCGCGATCCCCGGGCCGTTGACCTCGACGGCGAGCGTCGCGGTGTTGTAGTAGAGCGCGACGAGGAGCACCCACAGCGGGAGCTCGTGCAGGTCCATGCGGCTCTCGTGCATCGCCACCTCGGAGTGCTCGTGGTGGTCGAAGACCTTGAGCGCGTGGAAGTCGGCGGTGTTGAAGGTGTTGGCCTCGCCGAGCGCGACGTCGACGCCGATCACGTACGCGCCCGAGCCGTGCGGCTCGTGTGCGGCGAGCTGGTCGGCCTGGGCCTGGCGGAGCGCCTGGGCCTCGAGTAGATACGCCGGCGAGGCGGCGGTCGGGACAGACGGACCGACCGGGAGTGCCGGTGACTCGCCGGCGAGGCGGGGATGCTCCCACACTTCGAGCGTGTGCTCGCCAGCGCGCGTCTCGGCCTCGGGCACCCACACGGCGGAGGTGGGCACCCTGATCGTGCCCGCGCGGCTGCGCCGCTCCTGCCAGCCGCCGGCGCGCAGCGAGCCGCGCACGGGCGCCGGCGAGTCCTCGGCGGCGGCGATCGCCTTGGAGATGAGCACGCCGGAGAAGACCGTGCGGCCCGAGCCGATGAACGCCTCTTCGTCAGAGGCCGGGTTCTCCTGCTTGAAGAGCTCGACGCTGTTCTCGTGCTGGGTGCGGATCATCATCCGGCGCCAGTAGAGCTGCTCAGGCGTGAGCGAGTAGAGCTCGATCAGGGCGGGCTCGTCGGCCACGAGTTCGCCGAGCTTGCGCTCGTCCCCGATCGACTCGCAGAAGCGCTTGCGGTCCTCCTCCGTAGAGAAGGGAAGCGCACAGCTCGGGTCACGCCACCACGGGACAAACAGCGGCGCGTACGTCTCGCCCGTGTCCGGGTCCTGCGCGCCGTCGCGGGCGTTGACCCAGCGGCGGTGAAAGTGGTTCAGGCCGTTGGCCGTGGACTCCAGGACGATGATCGTCTCGCGCTCATACGGGACGGCGTTCAGCTGGGCGAGCATCTTGCGCGTGGCGAGTTGGCCGCCCCAGCGCGCGACCTCGGAGAGATGGAGCATCGAGGGCGTGTAGCCGCGGCCGGACTCCGGCGAGCCCGCGGTGTCGATCTCGAGCATTGATTCGCCCGTGCGCCCTTCCATCCGAAGCGCCCGGGAGGGCTCCCCGAACTGCAGGAACTTGCGCCCGTTGGGCGAGAAGTTCGAGCCCACGACCGCGGGGCGAATGTTGAAGCCGAGCCCGAGCTCCTCCTCGCGCGGCAGGTGCGCGTGCGCGAGCTTTGCCATGTCGAAGATCACCCCGGCGGTGTTCGTGTCCTGCGCGGTGACGATCGCGGCCTGGTACTCGATCTGCGTGAGCCGCTGCAGGAACTTGACGGCGATCCAGGTCGAGAAGCCGAGCTTGCGCGCCTTGAGGATGATCCCCCGCATCGGCTTGCCCGCGCGGCGCTGGCGCTCGAGGCACTCGTCGAACTCCAGCTGCCAGGGGTGCGCGATGCAGGGGACGAGCTTGCGCTGCTTGTTGAGGATCTTCACGCAGCCCTGGAACTCGCCCTTGCGCGGGTAGCGATAGTTACCGCCTGGGAGGCGCCTGACGCCGCCAGCCCAGAACGGCGTATCGGTGCGAAGGCGCCGCCGGATCGCCTCGCTGCGAGGGTCCAGCGGCGCCCTCATGGCGCGCTAGTCGCCGTAGCAGGCGAAGCTGAAAGTCTCGGTGGAGAGGTTCGCTTTGGCGGCGACCTCTTTCATCACCCCTGCCGCGCCTTCATACAGCTGGACCTTGCCGGCGTTGGTGCCGGTCAGGTTGTAGACGGCGGTGTGCCCGGCGGCCGACTGCTCGATGTTCAGGTGCTCGATCTTTTCCGGCAGTTTCGGGCCTTCGGCCGGGTTGGTGATCGTGTCCCCGCCGGTTTCGTATTCGGTGTCCGGCGTGAAGACGCCCGTGTAGAGGTAGAGCGTGCCGCCGATGGCGATCCGCCGCTTGACGGTCGCCGCGATCGTTTTGGGCATTGTCCGGCCTTTCTCCGGCTAGCTCGCCGGCGCTGTTGGTTCGGGTTCCTGCGCCGGCGGCTCGGGCTGCGCTTCTGGCTGCGCTTCTGGCTCGGGTGCGGGCGCCACCGCGGGCTCGGCCCCGGGTTCCTGCACCGGCTCCACGGGCGCCTCCACGGGTTCCCCGGCCGGCGGCGGCGCTTCTTCCGCGGGAGGCACCTCAGCGCTCTCGGCGGCGAGGGCGATCGTCACCGCGGGCGCTTCTTCGACGGGAGCGCTCACCTCGGCGGCCACGAGCGCCTGCGCCTGCACGGGCACACCGGCCTCGAGCGCTTCGTCGGGCGCGGCCGGCGGCGGCGCCGGCGCGTTCGTCGAGTCATACCCCGTCTTCGGCACCGCGGCCTTGATCGGCGCCTGCGCGAGCTCGGAGTCCGGCGCCTCTGAGTCAACAGCGCGGCAGCGGACGTCGATCGGGAAGCCGTCCACGTAGCCGGAGGCGAAGTAGCGCTCGCCGGCGATTAGTCCCGAGAAGCCCACGTTGCCATTCTCGTCGACCAGGCGCCGTTCGATCTCCTCGCCGCCCTCCGGGCGCAGGACCGCCTCGCTCGTGACCCTGCGCAGCACCACCACACTCGCCGGCGGGAAGATCCCCGCCACCACGGCTACACCCGCCATCTCAGTCCTTTCTCGCTCGAGGCTTCTCTCACGAGCGAGAGCGTAGCTCCATCGGCGGATAAGCTCGAGCCCGCGGCGTCGTGTCTTGGTCATGCTGGGCAGCGGCGCCGTACCTCTCTATTAGTTACATAGACGGTGGAGCGGGCTGCTAGCTTGCGCACCGCAGGCGTCTCCTCTTCACGCGCTTGCGATGGTCGGCAAGATCAGCCGCGGCCGGCGCCCGGTAGATGTCCCTGCCGGGCGCCGGCCATAAGCGCGGGGCCGGCGGTGAAGGCGAGCCAGCGCAGCTCGGCTTCGTCCAGGTACAGCGCGGGATGCAGCGCACCATCGCCTTCGCGCCAGAGCGAGACGCGGCCATCCTCGAGCGCCGCCACGAGTCCGCCCCGCTCATATCTCACGAGAGGATCCTCGCCCACACCTCGACGGCGCCCCAGAGGATCACGCTCGCGGCGAGGGCGAGCACGAGCACGCTGAGCAGCGTGGCGCCGGCGAAGAGCAGAGTCGCGAGCGGTTCGCGCACCCGCGGGGCCTCGTGGAGCGCGAGCGTCGGCTGCTCCTCGGCCGGCGGCGCGTACAGCGCGTGGCGGGCCGTGGCCTCATCCGCGCGCTGCTGCTCCAGTGACTCCTCCGCCACGGCTTCCAGACTACGCTGGGCGGCGGCGATGGACGACGATGAGGACGAGGAGAGAGACGACTCGGGCGCGTACCTGATCCTCGCGATCGTGGTCGCCGCCCTGGCGCTGTCTTTGCTCGGCTGGGTGATCGCCGAAGCCCTCGCCTAGGTGCCCTGGCGTGTAGGAGCGCCCTTTAGTTACCACCGCAGGCCGTCAGAGAGCTCGAGCGGCCTCGCCGGCGTGCGCGGCTCCAGGGGCTCGAAGGCCGGGCGCTCGCCGCGGTTGACGGCCTCGGTGAGCTTGCGCCTGATCCAGGCCGAGCGGTCCTCGCGCGTGCGGGCGGCGGCGGCGTCGATCCCGGCCGCGAGCTCGGCGTCGACCCAGAGCAGCCAGCGGACGTCGCGGCTCACTCCGGCATCGCCTCGAGGTCTGCGGCGGCGAGGACAACCTCGGCCCTACGCCTATAAGTTTCGCGAACATCTTCTGAGACATCGGCCCACTTCCGCCAAGGCATGTGGTCGTCCTCGTACTCCCACAATGCCCAAGCGCCCCTCTCAACACGTAGGGAATCGACCGTGGGAAATGCGAGGTGGCGGGCACCAGCCGGGGCGCCGGCGTCAGGATCCTCAGCGATCACTCTTGCCACTCGCCATCCCCTCCTTCACCCCCCACGGCTTCGCGGCCCATATCTCATCGGGCGTGGGGAAGTTAGCGCCGTCAAAGCGCCAGCCGCGGTCGTCCACGTAGAGAAGCGCCGGCGGCTTGTGCTCCGGGAAGTAGACGTGAGCGAGCGCCTCGCGGCTAAGCCCGTGGCGCTCGAGCCACTCCAGGCACGCCCAGCGCCCGCCCTGGCTGGCGCAGCGGGTCGAGTGAATCGCGACCTCGAAGTGCCCCGTGACGTCCTCGAGCCACGCGATCGCGCCGGGCACCGGAGGGTCGGGCAAGACCTCGGCGCCCTGCCAACCGCTCGTGTAGCCATGCAGCACGCCGTCCATATCGACGGCCAGCACCCAGCGGTGGCCGCCGTCCTCGGGTGACAGCCGAGCCATCGACAGCGGGACCGTGGCCGCCCTTCTGGCCCGTGCCCGTGGCCCGGGCCTACCCGGAGGCGGGGTCGGGCTCATGCCAGCTCGTAGATCAGCTCGAACTCCTTGGCGGCGATCGGGTAGGGAAAGCCGCGAGCGTCCACCGCGAGCCAGCCGTCCTCACAGGTGAGCTCGCCCTCGGCCGTGCGGACCGTGAAGCGCCCGTCGATCCTGGAGGCCCGGGTGAGCGAGCGCTTGCGGTAAAGCGGCCAGGCATCGGGGTCCACGGGTCCGCCGCCGTGGAGCTCTAAGAGCAGCCCCCCGGAGCCCTCCCCGCCCTTGGCGTAGAGGCTCACTGACGTAGCGCGGCCTTGCGGCCGATCGGGTCACACAACTCGCAGAGGCAGTCGTGGCCGTGGCCGACGACGTTGCCCGTCTCGGGATCGAACCTGACGACGCTGCGGCCAGTCAGCGGCTTGCCTGCCCCAAACCTGCCCGTTTCGGGCACCGGGAGCGCCGTGCGGGCGATAGCCGCGTTGCGGAGGCTCACGTCCCGGGTCCCGTCGAGTTGCTCGCGGGTCGCGGGCGGCTGGCCGGCATTGGCGCGCTTGCGCCGGCGCAACTCGAGCGCATCGGCCACGATCGCCTCGTTCTCGGCGTCGATCCTGGCCCGCTCGGGCTCCGGGACGGCGAAAGCCTTGACCGCTCCATCGCCCTGAGAGCGATGCGCCTGCTGGCGGCAACGGTCCGAGCAGTAGCGGGCGTCCGAGCGGCCGTCGAAGGGCTCCCGACAGGTGTCACAGGTCCGTTTCATAGCCGTGACGCTAGCCGTGACAGCGGACGCCATTCGGAGAACCCATGTCACGGATCGCTGCTTGCGTGCAGGAGTGGGGGGGTCCAAATCCTGGCGCTGTGGCGACGGGCGAAGGGGTGGGCCGGCTGCGCGGTCCTGAGGCCGAGAGCCTTGCAGTCTGGGCTCTCCCTGGCCTCGCGCGTTCTGCCATCCCGAACGCTGGCCGCTGCTGAAATATGGCTCTGCTATGCGGAATAGCAGGGCTTATCTGAGCTCTGATTGTTGAGCTAAAGCATGCTACGCACGTACATAGTGGCCGCTAGGAACGCGAAATGTAAGGCTACCGGACCACCCAACAATCGCCCAATCAGAGCGCTCCCGTATATACGGGACGGGACGCGGCGCGCTAGGATCGCGCGCCATCTTTCTCCCGAGATCCTTCTAGATGAGGGTGTAGGAGTAGCTCGGACACGGGTAACGGCTCGCTGCCGTCGCCCTCTGCGGGCTCGAGCGCGGGCGATGCTCCGGACTCGTTCGCACGTACGATCGCGGCTGCCAGGCCGCCTACGCGCGAACGGCCAGACCTTGAGCGCTCCGACGCATTCGTGGCGCTTGCGCCGCTTGCGGCCTGCAGAGCGCTCACTTCGCGGGCTGCGCGTGCCGTCTCCCGGATCCGCACGGCGAGGTCCTTTGGCGGGCGCCGGGCGCGCTGCGCCGCGTCGATCCGGTCAAGCTCGATCTGCAGCGCTCCGAGCAGCCGTCGGCGCATGAGCTCGGGCGCGTCGGGAGCGACCGCTAGGCGCGCGCGCTCGATCCGCGCGCGGCGCAGCGCCCGGGCGCCCATGCTGCGCACACTGTGGACGGGGATCTCGAACGGCTCGAGGTCAGGCTCGAGCTCTCCGGCGGCCGCGAGCGCGGCTATGCGCGCTGCCGGGCGCATGCCCTCGGCCCATGCGCGCGTGATGGCGTCGCGCTGGGCGGGCGGGTACTTACGCTCGAAGGACATCGGCTCGAGCCTACCCGCGGCGCGCGATGGACACTTGATCGAGCGCTGACGGTTCCCGCTTGACTCGCTGCGCCGTATGCCGTATAAACGTGTGAGCAGTACAACGGAACGAAAGGACAGACGATGTTGAATGAACTGATCGAGCGCTGGTGGGTCCCGGCCTTTGCCGTCTCTACGGTGGCAACAGCCCTAGCGCCGCATGTGGGCGGGCCAGCACTACTCGCCGTGCTCGCGCTGATCGCCTGGCGCGAGGGATGAGCTTCCTAGAGGAAATGGCGGCCGCAGAGCGCAGCGCCGAGCGCGCGGAGTCTCAGCGCAAGCGCTGCGCTGGCGGGCGGCCTAAGACAAACGGCGCGGGCTACCGTGCCAATAACAAGTTGCTCTGCAGCTCGTGCGGGTTTATCGCGCGGGCATCGCGCGGAGCGCTCGAGCGCTGCGGAGTACCGCTCTGCGGCTGCGGCGCGGGGCCACTCGAGCTCGTCTCAGAGCTCGAGGCGGCCGAGCGTGACGGGCGCGAGACGCACGAGCTCGAGCGCTGGGAGGCTGGCGCGATCGAGCGTGCGTCTCGCGCTAAGCGGCTTAGCGGCGCCAGCGATAAGCGCTGCGCCGCGAGCGGCTGCAACAAGTTTGCGCTGCTTCGCTACTGCCCGGCGCACGAATCAGAGCGCCCGGAGATGGGCGCAGCGTACAAGGGCCGCGGATGAGCTCCCCAGAGCCACAGAATCGAGCGCTGGCGCCACTGGCGGCCCAGCTGGACCTAGACGGTCGCGCGCACGAGCTCGCGCCGCAGAGCGAACGCATGCGGCTATTCGAGCCCGCGCCGGCGCAGCTCGAGGGACAGACCGACATGCTCGCGGCGCTCGCGGCGCTAGACGATCAAACAGAACTCGAGCCCTCCTGAGCCCGAGCGCAACCGGAACGAAAGGACAGAGACATGACCATGACCAGGACAGAGGCGGCAACCGAGCTCGCGCACGTAGCGGGTAAGGCTGCCGCGGCGCAGGGATTCGCGCTCGACCTAGCGGCTCGAGCGCAGGAGGGCGGCGAGATCAACGCGGGCGACATTCACGCGCTGGGCATGTACCTCCGCAATGCCTCGCAGGCAGTCGAGCGGATACTCGAGGCGGGCGAGACGGGCGCGATCCTCTCGAGCATCTTTGGCAGCTAGCCGCGGCCGGCCGCGGGCGCCCCGCTGGGACGTCTGCGAGCGGTCCGGATACCCCCGGGACGCGGAACGAAAGGACAACCAGCAATGGCACGTAAGACATTCAGCGACGCGGAGCGGGCCGAGTATCGGGCCGCGAAGCGAGCGCAACAGCGGGAGGATCTTGAGCGGGCAGCGCGGGCGCTCCTGAGCTCCGATGGCTGGCGCCAGTGGGCCGAGACACGGGCCAGCTTCCATGACTACTCCCTCGGCAATTGCATGCTGATAGCGATGCAGTGTCCAGAGGCGACGCACGTGGCGGGTTTCCACCACTGGCGCGAGCTCGGCCGCCAGGTCCGCAAGGGCCAGCACGGGATCCGGATACTGGCGCCGATGGTCGTGGGCGGCGAGAAGGACGAGCGGCGCGAGCTCCGCGCCGGCCGCGAGCCAGCTGAGCGCAGCGAGGACGGGCCGCGGGTCCTATTCCGCTCGGTGTCGGTGTTTGACATCTCCCAGACTGACGGCGAGCCGCTGCCCGAGATCCCCCGCGAGCCGATCGACGGGGACAGCCACGCGGCCTACGTGCCGCGCCTGGAAGCGTGGGCGCGGGCGCATGGAATCGCAATCGAGCGCGAGCCGCTCGAGAGCGCTGGCGGCTACTACTCCGAGCGCGACGAGCGCCCGCGGGTAGTGATCGCGGAGCGCCTCGAGGCACCTAACCGCGTGCTGCGCACGCTCCTACACGAGCTCGCGCACGCGCGCGGCGCGCGTATGGTCGACGTGGGCGGGCGCGAGTGCGCGGAGGTAATCGCCGAGACGGCCGCGTTTATCGCTGCCGGCGCGATCGGGCTGGACACGAGCGGCGAAGCCGTGCCGTATGTCGCGCATTGGGGCGAGTCGGGCGAGCTCGACGCGATTCGCAAGCGGGCCGAGCTCGTCGATGGGATCGCGCGGGAGCTCGAAGGCGCTTGCAAGGACTGAGCGCGTACGGCCGCAGGCGCCGCTCGGCGGCGCCTGCGAGCGTGCCGCACGGTACGCCAACGGAACGAAAGGACGACCGATCGACCATGACCACCTACCGAGAACGCCGAGAAGCGCGAGCCGAGCGGCTGCGCGGCTGGGCGGATAAACGCGAAGCGAAGAGCTCCGCGGAGCTCGCGCGCTCGCACGAGCTGCTCGACCCTATCCCGTTCGGGCAGCCGATCCTAGTCGGGCATCACTCAGAGCGGGCCGACAGACGGCGCCGCGATGCTGCCTGGGACGCGCTAGGGCGCAGCGCTGAAAACGCTAAGACCGCGGAGCGCATGAGCTCGAGCGCGGACACGATCGAGGCGCAGGCAGACCGCGCGATCTATCGCGACGACCCCGACGCGCTCGAGCGGCTGCGCGAGCGCATAGCCGAGCTCGAGGCCAAGCGCGAGCGGATCAAGCGCTACAACGCGAGCGCACGCAAGACGGCGCCGGAGAAGCCCGGGGATCTCTCGATCCTGACCGAGCTCGAGCGCGAGGATCTGCTGCACTCCTGCTCGATCGGGTTTGACAACGCGGGCGCGTTCCCGCGCTACGAGCTCGAGAACCTCTCGGGGAATATCTCCCGGTTGCGGAAACGGCTCGAGCTCGTGCCCGTACAGCAAGCCAACGCGGCACGCGATCGCACGATCACGGCGCGCTACGCCGGCAAGTGTGCCGACTGCGGCGCGGAGCTCGAGCGCGGGCAGACGATCCGGTACAGCAAGCAGGCCGGCGCGCGGTGCGAGACGCCGTGCCAGAGAGGCGAGGCAGCATGAGCGGCTGGCGGAGCATGGACTTCGAGTCCGAACGGCTGCCGCTGATGATCCTGGCGCTGATCGGCGTGATAGGCGCGATCAAGCACCCGTGGACGCTCTGGCTCAGCGTGCCGGTGGCGTTTGTCGTGATCTGGGCGATCGTGACGCACTAGGGATCCGGCCGCTGGCGCCGCGTGGAACGCCCGGGATTGCTCGGCACCGCGCGACGCTGGCGAGCGGAGCTCGACGGGCTACGCTCGATAGGACAGAACGAGAGAGGCACACAATCGCCTCCTAACGGAACGAAAGGACAGGACGATGACCGACAAGGACACGGGCGCCGCAGGCGCACAGGCGCCGCACGACGGGCCACAGGCGAGCCTTATCGAGCAGGCGCTAGCGCGCCAGGCGGCAGCGCCGGCGCCGAGGCGGATCGACTACGACCGCATGCGCCGCGTAGGACCGGCGCAGAAGGCAGCACTCACGCGGGCGATCAAGACCCGCGACCCCGAGAAGATCGCGGCAGTCTGTAAGGCAGCCGTGACGGAGTGGAACGAGATCGGCGCGTGGCCAGACCATTGGTCGCGTTGGCAGCGAGCGCTGGACGACGCCCTGCCGTGGAACGTGAGCGTGGACATAGCCGAGCTCTAGCCGACACCCGGCCGCGGGCGCCGTGCGAGCGACGCCTGCGAGCGGGATCGGATACGCCGCCCGCAGGACGAAAGGACAAGACCATGCCGATACGACTCACCCCGGACGGGCGCGAAACGCTCGAGGACGCGCTCCGGATCTTCGTGGAAACCGCCGGCGACGAGCCGATGCGCCGCGAACGCGAGAAGGCCGGCGCCGCGCTATGGGCGGAGCTCAGCGGGCACCCGATCATGGCGGCCGCGGTGCGCAGCGACCACGAGGGAGTCTTTGAGGGCGCGCTCGATCACGAGCTGCACGACGCGCTCGAGGGACTCTATGCCTACGTGCGCGATCTCCCGGGCGAGGATCACCGACAGCGCTCCGCGTCGGAGCCGATGCGCCGCGCCTACACCGCGCTCGCGCAGGCGCCGGAGCGCTTCCCCGACGAGGGCAGCATCCCGCCGCAGGAAGCGCCGCCGCATGCCAGCTAGGGCACGCCGCAACCGGCGCCGACTCCTGCGGGAATACGCACACGGCCATGCCTGAGCCGATCGACTGGCGCCGCATACAGCGCGAGATCCTCACGTTCGGCCAAGTGGTCGAGCTCTGCGGCGCGCAGGGCAACACCGTGCGCGACTGGCGCCGGCGTCGGGACTTCCCGGCGCCCGTGCTGAGCTTCACGGGCAAAGGCGGCCTGACCGAGCTCTGGAGCGCGAGCGAGGTCAAGGCGTGGCTCGAGCGCGAAGCCGGCTGGAACGCCGGGCATCGCCTGCGCCGGCGCTGAGGGATTGCCGGGCGCCGCACGCTACGCGCCGAGCACCAGGCGCATGGCCGGGCGCAGGAGCGTTTCGTAGGTCGGGATCATGACCTGGCCCGGCAGCATGTCGAAATACTGCGCATAGGCGCCGCGCACGGTCGAGACGAGCAGCTCCATTTCAAGTTCTTCGGTGGCGGCCATCACGATCGCGGCACTCCGTTCACTCGCCGAGATCGTGTATTCGCCCGGGTTCATAAACGTGTATTCGGTGCCGCTGCCGCCGCTCACCGAGGCGTAGTTCATTTCGATTTCGGTCGCGCTCAGGATTTTCGCCACGACGGCGTTCGGGATCACGTTCGGCCCGGCGGTAATCCGCGTTTCGCCTTCGTGCATTTTCGCCGTGCTCGTGAGCCCTTTCATCACCTTGGAGCCCACGCTCACTTCACCTTTCTGTTTTTCTTCGCCCATTGCTTTGATGAAGTAGGTGTTGCCCATCGTCAGTTTCCCGCCGGCCGTCCCGCCACCCGAGCCGCCGAGCAGCTTGACCAAGCGCGCGCCGGTGTTCACGGCTCCGACGACGTTCGAGTAGTAGCCGTCGCGGAGCGCATGCGCCTGGACGAGTCTGTTCGAGCCGCTCGTGATCGACGGTTTGTCCGGGAGCACTTCCAGTTCGAGTTCTTCGGTTTCTTTCATCGCGATCCCGGCCCCGGTTTCGGTGGCCGTGATCGCAAAGGAGTGCGCGCCGATGCCGCTGCCGGTGGCTATGTAGTAGGTGCTGCCGACCGTGAGCGCGCCGCCCGCGGTGCCGCCTTTGCTGCCGCCGAGGACCTTGACCTGGCGCCCGATGTACCAGCCTTTCTGACGAGCTCCCGTGAGCGCGAGGAAGCTGACGTTTTTTTCCGCGCCGACTTTCAGGGTTTCCTTTTTGCGCGGGATCGTCGTGAGTTCGTTTTCCGGGATCGGCGCGGTGATCGGATAGTTGATGCCGTTGATCGTCACAAACGTCTGCGAGCCCTGCGGGTTGCCGGCGCTCGGTGCTATGTAGAGTTTCAGCGGCCGTTCGTAGCGGTTCACGAACGGTTCGCCGGACGCGGGCAAAACGTTCGGTTCAATACCGGGCACTTTGCCCGCTTCGAGTGCCGAGTTGAGAATGTCGCAGCCGTGTTCGGGGAGGTGAATGAGGTTCATCGGTTCCCCACCGATCTGCAGTTCGCCGTTGATGAGTCCATCGGTGATGAAGCCGCGCACGTACGCCGGCCCCGGCGAGGGCATACCGTTGCCCACGATGTAGCCCGGGCCGAGGCGACTCGGGCCGTTCTGCTCGGAGTAGTCGATCTGCCATTTGTTTGAGGGCGCGAAGTCCAGCGAGCCGCAGACGACTTCGTTGATCTCCTGCGCGCGTATCTGAATGAAGTTCTCGCGCGACTGGCGTTCGGAGCCCAGAGCGGTTTCCGAGTCGGTCTGGACGGCGATCGCGTTCGCGTTGATCTGGCCCAGGTAGAGGCTGTTGGCGGTGCATTGCGCGGATTCGTTGACGGACTCCAGGTGCACGCCGATCGTGTTCGCCACGCTGGCCTGCAGGTGAACCTCGTTGTTGCCGCACGGCTGGGTCAGGCCGGGCACGATGCCCTCCATCCAGAGCCCTTTGCCGGCGAAGTAGATCCCCCCGATTTCAAGGAACGAGTCGACCATCGCGCGCAAGAGGACGCCCGGGCCAGAGTGTTCATAGCCTTCGATGAGCGGCAGCCAGAAGCGGCAGGAGGTGAAGAACTTGCCCGGCGGCGCGTTCAGGGAGATCACGGGTTTGGTGCCGGTCAGCGCGCCGCCTCGGATCCGCAGCGAGGCCGAGCAGTAGATTTCCCAGCTGATCGCGCCGCCTTTTTCCACGGGCGAGAAGTCAAGGAGCGAGGTGTCAAACGGCGTGCTGTTGAGCAGCAGCGCGCCGCCGGGGATCATCAGCCCGAGTTTCTTGTTGATCGCGCTCTGCGCCGCGGTCATGAGCGCCGTGCCCGAGTCGGCGGCGCCGGTCATATCGACGCCCGGGTTGGCGGTCGCCATGTACCACGGCGGCCCTTCGCGCGCCCGCTGTTCGCCGCGCACTTCGGCTTCGTGGATCAGCCGTTCCACTTCTTCGGGGGTCGCCGCGCCGCCGGCGGGCGCGGGCGGCGCGATGAAGCTGATGTAGCGCCATTCCTGGACTTCGGCGCCCGCTATGTACTGGCGTTCGGGCTCACAGCCGGGGACCATCAGCTCGCCGTTTGAGAGCACGGTGGCCGTTTTGACGGGCGCGACGCCCGGCGGCTTGCCCGTGATCGGCGTGTGGCCCGGGTAGAAGCGCTGTTCGTAGATCCCGACGAGGGTGCCGGCCGGGAAGGTCGGGCTGGCGGTGATTTCCGCCGTGACGCTCAAGGCGACTTAGGCGCCTATGGCCGTGCGCCTGGCAGCGATGCGCTGCTGAAGGGTCTGCTTGGGCGGGGGCGCCGCGGGCGGGCCTTCCACGCCGAGGTAGCGCGATTCACCGCCGACTTCGGCCCAGAGCACGACCTGTTCGCGTTCATTCAGCGTCGAGAAGGTCAGCGAGCCATCGGCGGCGACGGTCGCGTTGGCGAGCGCGGTCCCGGGCGGTTTGGAGCTGTAGATGCGGCTGGTCTTCGGGTAGGCGTAGACGACGGTGCCAACCGGGTAGCGGTCCGAGCGGTTGATTTTCAGCGTGGCCGATGCCATGAGCGCCTTCCTATTTCGTGAAGTAGCTCAGCCCTTCGAGCGAGATGTCTTCGTTATTGGTTTCGCTGCGGGCGAGGAGCGTGCCTTCGGTGTTGACTTCATACAGCTTCGCCGCTGGCGTGGTGGTGCTCGCGTTGGTGCCCGTCAGGTTGCAGCCCACGAGCGGCGCGGGCAGGGCTTTCGCGACCGAGAGCGCTTCCCCGTTTTTGGTGAGTTCTTTGATTTTTATGCGGCCTTTGAGAATGATCCGGTTGGTGCCCATTTCCGCCCATTCGGGAGTCCGGGCGCCAGCTTCGGCTTTCGGTGTGTTCATGCCGATCGCAGTCCACGGGCCGATGCCGCTGGCAGCGCCGGAGCTCGCGACGTCAGCCTGGAAGCCGAGGTAGTGGTCGGTGCCGGCGACGTTGGCCCAGCCGACATAGCGCACGCCTTCGCTTATCCCCGTGACGGTCAGCGTGCCGGCGCTCGCCACTGTCGGTTCGGAGAGCGTCGTACCCGGCGGTTCGCCGACGAGGCGCCCGCCGGCCGTGGGCGCCAGCTTGATCTTCACGGTCGTGGCGACCGGGAACAGCTGCGGATCCGGGTGAAGGACCGCTTCGGCTATAGCGGTTCACTCCCCGGATTCGGCTGGCGGATCACGAGGTAGCGCCACACGCCAGCCACTTCCGCGGCGAGGAGTCCCGGTTTGCCCGGGGGCAGTTCGCCCGCGCCGGTGCCGATCAGCACGGGCAGTTCACCCGCGGCGTTCACTTCCGGTTCGGCGATTTTCGTGAGGACGGGCGCCGCCCACGATTCGGGGTTGCCGAGCACGAAGCGCCGAGTCTCGCCCGAGCGCGGCGTGGGCAGCGCGAACAGCTTGACTTTCGTGGTCGCCGGCATCTGCTGCATGTCGGGATGAAAGGCGACCGTCGCCACCGTCGAAGCCCCGCTAGGCCGGGTCTTTGATCTCCCAATTGAAGGTGCCGGCGTCGGTGCCGCTGAGCGATTCGACGTTGAAGGAGACACCCGCGTTGATCGAGATCACACTCAGCGCGCCGCCAGCCGCGATCGCGCCGGTGCGCTGCAGAAAGACGCGGCTTGTCGCGGCGACGGCCGTGGTGGCGATCGTCGCTTTGCCCGAGGCGAGCGTCCCGGTGCCCATCTTGGCGTTCGTGCCCTCCTTGGTGCGGTAGCCGGTGGCGACCACGATGCCTATTTCGGAGATCGGGTCCGGGTAGATGTGCAGGTAGCGCCACACGCCGGCGACTTCGGCCGCCAGGCCGTAGAAGGTGCCTTCCACGAGGGTCGTGTAGACGAGTTCCCCGCCGGCCGCGACGGCCGGTTCTTCGACCACCGCGCCCGGGAACGGCCCGCTCGCCGGCGTGACCGTGTTGGCACCTTTCAGCGCATACGCTTTGACTTTCGTGCCGACCGGAAAGCCGAGGGAGGGCGCGTTGGAAACCGTGACCGTCGCCACGAGCGCAAACCTTACACCGCGAGCGGACAGACGCTCCGCTGGAAAGCGGGGCGGCTCAACAGAGCGGTTTGAGCGTCGGCCTGGCGCCGCCCCGGCGCGAGCGTATCAGCGCCAGGCGCCGCTTTCGCGCTGGCGCTGAATCCACGGCGGCGGCGGATCCCGTAGCCGTCCCGTGACCGCCTCGCGCCCGTAGCTGTCGAGCTCCAGGCGCGTGACGAGCACGGGCGCCGGGCGCGAGCGCCCGAGGCGCAGGAAGGTGCCCGGGAGCGGGATCCGCAGCGCCTCGGGCAGCGCGTACTTCTGCGGCGCGTGCAGGGCGTAGGCGATCCGCTTGTTGGCGCCCTCCACCAGCGCCCACGGGAGGACCTCGCGCAGCGGCCAGATACACAGCCGCCGGCAGCTCAAGCCCATGCGCAGCACGATCGCGGGCGGCGGGCGAAAGCGCCGGGCCGCGCGCACGACAGAATCTTTCTGCTCGAGCCACGCCCACAGGACGGTGCTCTGCGACGGGCCGAGGCCGTGCTCGCGCTCGGGCAGCCCGATCTCCAGCTGCACTGACTCGCGCATATCCAAGCGCTCCGCGAGCCGGTGAAGCCGTGTCCCGGCGTCGCCGTTGAAGTAGGCGCGCGGGCGCGGCCGGCGGTCCGCGAACAGCGGGATCTCGCCGCCGCCCCAGCCGATGCAGAAGGCGATGTAGGCGATCGCGTCGGCCGGCGAGGCCACGGCCCTAATCGACACAGGGCACCACCCTCGCGAGCAGCCCCGCGGGCGTGACGCGCGTGGGGAACGGGCGCCCCACCACGGCCGCGGTCTGCTCGAGCATCCGGCGCGCGTCCTCGAGCGCGTCCTCACGCCCGGCGCGGTAGGCGCGCATCAGGAGCGCGCCGAGCATATCCCCGGTCCCGTCGCAGCGAGCGCAGGCCACGAGCTCGCCCACCGGCAGCACCTTGCCGTTGTAGGGCACGCGGCCTTTGCCGTAGCAGGCCGGGCAGGTGCGCAGCGCGCCGAGCGCCCGCTCAGAGAGGTCACTCACCGCTCAAATACGGCGGGCTCCCCTTCGAGAGCCCGCCGCGGAACGAAAGGACAATCGCGATGGATCGTCCCGTCTCCGGGCATCATACCGGCCCCTAAGCGGCGTCGGTGTCGATGCGCAGGTCGGTTATCAGCGCGACGTGCAGCTGGGCGCAGGAGACGACCTGGCCGGTGCTGGCGTCGCGTTTGTCCTGCTGGGAGATCGCGGTCACGACGGCGGCGCCCGAGAAGCTCAGCGCGTCGCCCTTGTGGAAGGCGCGGCCGTCCAGGACGTCGACGGCGCCCCCGGCGAGGCGCAGCTTCGAGGACGTCGGGCGCTTGCCGCCAAGGTCGAACAGCTCAAGTTGCGTGGTCCCATCGACGGCGATCTCATCCTGCACGGCGGCGAGCGGCATCTCTTCGTCCTTTCGATCCGATGGTCAGATCGAGCCATGTTGCTCCTCGCAGGCGACGGACGCCGAGGCGCTCTGCGCTAGCTGCGAGAAGTGCTGCCGACCGCGCTCACAAGAAGGCGCAGGACCAAGTTCAGAGGACTCCGCCGCGCTCGTCGAGCTCATAGGCGCAGCGCGCGTACTCGGCTATGGCATAACTGTCTGCCTCGTCCCAATTCGTACCCTCGTAGCCCACGCTCTGCGCCCACTCGAGCACCTCGTAACGGCGCTTCTCCGTGGGCTTCGGCTTCGCGATCGCACCGTAACCGCACACCTCCAGCTTCCATCTCGCACTCGCCACAAACTCAACATGCGTGAACGGAACACCCACGACGAGTCCGCCGAGGACCGCGCCCACCGCGTACGCGAGCTCCGGGTTGGGGCGCTTGCCAAAGCCGGTCGATTCCTCCACCACGACGACGCCCGGCTCGGCCTGCGCCCGCAGGAGCTCGCAGAGCTCGATCGTGGTGGCCCGGATCGCCTCCTGGCGCTCGGCGACGGCGAGCGACGGGACTGAGCGGATCGCGCTCCCGCGCCGGCCGTCCGGGTCCACGTAGGCGATGGCGACGCGCTTGGTGCTCGGGTCCAGTCCCCAATGCGAGCGTTTGCCCTGGCGGACGATCAGCCGTTTGCGGGCGCGCTGCACGTCGAAAGCCCTTAGCTGAGACACCCGTACTCTCTCTCCACGGCCCAGAGGATGCCGTACTCGGCCGCCGCCTCTTCGAGCTCGGGCGGCAGGCGGTAGCGCGGGATCCTCAGCCGGCGCGACTTATCGAGCTCCCAATGGTGGCGCACGCAGCCCCACACCGACCAGCGGGGATCCTTGAGCAGCGCGGTCTTTGAGCGCGGGAGGCTCTTGAGCCGGTGCCGGCGGTCCCACACCTCACGTCGGATGAGCTGCTCCTTGATCAAGTGGCAGCGCTGCAGCTTGCCGGCGCACTCCGTCTCCGCGAACGCGCGCAGGAAGCAGGTCCTAGCGGACACGCCGGCGCCGGTGCTGGGCGGCGTCCGGGCAGGTAGCGAAGTGTGCGATGTAGAGATCCTCGCCGGCCTCGCGGGCGCGCTGCGCCTCGCTCGTGCCGAGACGCGAGACGCCGGGCGCCTCCGTGCCGCGCTCGCGCAGGCGCAGGTTGCCGCGCTCGCTGGGCCGCAGATCGACCATCATCCAGTTCCCGGAGTCCGTCTCTGCCCAGCGCGTCGGCGCCTTGCAGGTTTCACAGACGGTCGGCACAGGCGAGCTCGACCCGCTCGAGCGCGTCCTCGTGGCTGGGATGGACATAGACGCTGCGCAGCTCGCGCACGCGCGGGCGGCCCATGCTGTCGGTCCAACCCATCTGAATCGCGATGTCGCGCTCGCTGATGCCCTGCGCGTCGAGCCAGGTGGCCGCGTAGTGGCGCAGGCTATGGAACGGGCCGGAGAAGTCTCCGCGGACCGCGCGCCACGCCTCGCCGATCCGGTCGCGGTCGAGCGGACCGCGCCGCTGAGCCCGCCAGACGAGGGCCAGCGGCGCCATCCACGGGCGGCGCTCGAGCTGGCGCTCGAGCGCGACCGCCGCGCGGCCAGGGAGGGCCACGCGGCGGACCTTCGCGCCCTTCTCAGTGAGCACGGCGCGTCGGCGCTTGAGATCGACGTCCGTGCGCCTGAGCCCCGCCAGCCCACCTGAGCGCGATCCGGTGTGCGCGGCGAAGTCGATCAGGTCTGCGTACTCGAGCCACCAGCCGCCGCGCCCGCGGCACCGTGCGAGGATCACCTCGAGTTCGGCGTCCGTTGGCACGGGCCGCGGGGGGTTTGCGCGCGGCGGGAGTTCCACGACCCGCCAGACGTTGAAGGTGACGATCTCCATGAGAAGCGCCTTAGACCACGCCCGGCGCAGGTAGCGGACGTGTCCGGGATGCCTGACGGCCCACGCCTGCGCCTCGAGGGGCGCGAACTCGGCGAGCCGGCGCTTGCCGTAGCGACGGATGAACGGCGCCACCATATAGGCGTCGTGCCTAAGCGTCGCGGGCGAGCAGCGGGTCGGGAAGAGATCGGGCCAGCCTTTGAGCCACTCGGCCACGGTCGGGTCAGCCCTCATGACCAGTCCCGATAAATCCGATCCATGCGCTCAGAGTGCCGGCGATAGCGCTCATCTTCGTCGGCACGAGCCCTCCGCAGGTTGCGTCGTTCAGCCCGCAGGGTCCACACGCAGTAAGCGCCGTAGATGGCGCAGAGCCCGAAGACCGTGCCCGTGTAGGTCAGCGCGAAGATCATGCGAGCTCCACGGGCAGGCTCACAGTCTGGCTCGAGTGCTCGACGTAGGGGTTGGGCGGAAAGAAGACCGCGTGCGCCGTGACGGCGTGAGCCCTGACCCGGGCGACCGTGATCGGGTAGCCCTCAAGTTCCCAGGAGACGAGCGGCTGCTGTAGGACGCGCCCGAGGCCGGTCTTGACGGTCACGGTCGGGAAGCGTAGTTCGCAGCCGTTAGTCCCGTTGGCGATCCGCTGCGCCTCCTGCGCTTCGGCATCGGCGTGTGCGAGCGCGCCTTCCTGCGCCGCCGTGGCACGGGCTTCGGCGATCAGCGCTTCGAGCGCGACGCGCGCCTTCTTGAAGCCGTCGCCTTCGATGCGGGTGACGAGTTCGCCGTTCACTTCTTCGACGAGTTCGTCGACGCCGCCGGGCGGCAGTTCTTCGGCGACCTGCCGTTCGAGGGCGGCGATCCGCCGTTCGCGACTTGTGCGTTCTGCTTCCGTTTCGCCGGGTTTGGGTTCGAGGTGGTTCTGTTTGATCAGGAGAGCAACACGATCACCTTCGCCTTTGCGGACCGCAGCAAGTTCAGCCTCCGGCACCGCCAGCTTGGCGGCGAGCCGCTGGGCGATGTCCGCGAGCGCGGGCGCGGCGAGGGCGTTGACTTCATCCTTCTCGAAGGCTGGCGTCACGGCGCAGGGCACGCTCGCCGCAGCGGCCGTGGTCGTCGTTTCGCGTTCGAGCGCTTCGGTTTCTTCCTGGATCTTCGTGTAGTAGGCGAGCAGTTCGGCTTCTTCCTGCGGGCTCAGACGCGGGAACTGCTCCGGCGCTTCCTTCGGCGGGCTCGGTTCGTGGGAGTAGTGTTCCTGCGCTTCGGCCTGCGAGCGCGCCGAGCCTTCCCGGAAGCCTTCGACGTGGAAGCCCGGCCCGGCGTCGCCTTCGGCCGGCAGCTTGAGTTCCGGGCGCCCGAGGTGCCTGACCGCGACGTGGCGACGCTTGAGCGTCGCGAAGTCCTCACCGACGAAGATCGCCGCGGGTTCGATCCCGAGGACGTGATCGCTCGCGGGTGTGACGAAGTGACAGAGCAGCTGCGAGCGGCGCAGGCGCTTACATTCCGAGACGGTCGTGCCGTCGCCCTCGTGGCTGCGAATGGCCTGCTTGGCGCGAGTGAGCGTGAGGTAGGGCGCGGCGGCTTGCGCGGTGGCCGAGCCAGCCCCCGCCGCCGTAGCGACGAGGGCCAGGGCCACCAATCTGAGGAGGCTCATTCGTAGGTCACGAGTTCATTGAAGGCTGCGCCGCTCAGGTGGCCGGAGCCGTAGTAGCGGACAGGCCCCAGCGCGCTCGAGAGATACGACGTCGTGTAGGTCGCGATTTCGGACGGACTCAGACCGTTGCCCGCGCCGTTGGCGAGCGTGAAGCTGAGCGCGCCTTCCATCGTCACTTCCGCCCCGCTGGGCTCGGCGAGCGTCAGCTTGACCCCGCTCAGGCCGAGTTCGGGGGACGGCCTGTTCGGGTTGCGCGTCACCGTCACGGCCCAAGGAAGGTTCGTCCTAGCCCCGAGGAGCGACGGGCTGCCGAGAGGGTAGAAGCCGCCCGAGAGCGCTTCGTACCACTTTTCGTGTTCGGTACAGCGCGGGCTGTAAAGGCCGTTGGCCTGGCCTGCGGTGCCCTCGAGTTCCATTTCACCGAGCACGATGCACGTGATCCTGCCGGCGCCCGGCACCACGAAGGTCAGCGACGCTCGGTACAGGGCTTCGATCGGGAGGACCTTGCTGGGCGGGCTCGCCACCGGGTAGCCGTTGTCGAGCCACTGACTTGCGGCAGTCGCGGCGTTTGCCGGCAGAGCCAGCGCAAGCGCAGCTAGAATTGTCCCCAGGAGTATCTTTCGCATCATCAGTCTCACCTTTCCGACGCCTCCTGGCCTGTCCCGCCGGGAGGCGTTTTGCTTGTTGTCCTGCTCGATTCTGCCTGCTCAGGCGCAGGAGTACCACCAAGAACGACGCCCTGCCTGAGCTCAAGCCAGTCCTCGACCGCGCTACGAGCAGTCCGGCGCAGGGCTTCGACGTCCGGCGGCTGGCGAGGCACCGTCTGCTTGTGGGGGTCCATGAGCTCGCGGTGAACCAAAGCGTCGCGCTCCAGCGCCCACGCCTTCGCGGCAGGGTAGATCACGCTGGCGGGGCTCACGCCGGCGCCTCCGCGATCTCCTCCTCGCTCAGCGTCTCCGCGACGAAGTTCGAGCTCTGCACGGTCTGGACGTGCTCGGAGCGCACGAAGGACTCGCCGTAGTCGCGGGAGCGGGCGACCGCCAGCCAGAGCGCCTCGCGGTCGCGGATCCGCTCCGATTCCACCAGCTTGAAGCGCAGGACACGATCGCGCCCGTAGCGCACTTCGCCGCCGTTGTGGCGGGTCCACTCGCGCAGCTCCGTGCGCAGGGCTTTGTTCTCGGAGTCCCGGCGCTCGAGGATCGCGGCCGCCTGCTCAGCCTCGGCCTCGGTGTTGATCTCGCCGCGGTGGTCGCGCAGCTCGACCGGGATCGGGCACTCGGGCTTGCACGGGCACTCCGCGCAGCCGGTGCTGCTCACGATCGCCGGCCACTCGCCGCTCTCCTCATCGGCCGCCAGCGCGCGCAGCAGGCCGATCAGGCTGTCGCGGTATTCGGGCAGCTCGACCGCAGAGAGCGAGAGCGGGCGACGCAGCATGAGCCCGTAGCTGTCCTCGATCGCCGGGTAGACCAGCTCGAGATCGAAGCGCTGGGCGCGCGGCGCGAGCGGGAGCGGTTCGAGGATCTCCTCGCGGGCGACGCCGGAGCCCGAGCATTGCGTGCACGGCTTGCCCTCGCCCGGGTCGCCGCCGTGAAAGCCGTTGCCGGCGCAACCATCGCAGTCGTGGAGCAGGGTGCGGACCGGGCGCCCGTAGGCGAGCAGCAGGGCGTAGAGCACCTGCTGGAAGGACCGCGCGGCCCAGCGCCCGTCGCTCGTGCGCTTGCGGGCGACGTCCTCGAAGGCGGGCGCTGAGCGCGAGCTCTTGTAGTCCGCCACGTAGACGCTCGCGCCCTGGTCGCGGACTTCCGCGAAGTCGACCTTGCCGCGCACCTGCCAGCCCTCCAACTCGAGCGCGAGCAGCGTCTCGCAGGCGATCACCGAGGCGGGGTCGATCGCCCACTCGCCGGCCCAGCGGTAGCCGAGCTCGCGTACGAAGTCGTGCTCGGAGAAGGGCACCCGCAGCTCCGAGAGCGCCTCGCCCACCACCACCTTCGCCAGGCCGGGCGGGATCATCGGCTCACCTTGGGCGATCATCAGCTCCGTGGCGCGCTCGGCGACGCGGTGCACAGCGGCGCCCCGGACCATCTCGAGCGTCCGCGCCACGCCCTTGTCGCGGGCGTAGAAGTAGCCCGACCGTGGACAAGCTGCGTAGTGCTTGAGCAACGTCTGCGATGCCTTTCGTTCCAGTGGGCGCGGGAGCTCGACTGCCAGGAAACTCACCGCTCGGCCTCCGATTCTACCTTCCCTAGCTCAAAGCCGAGAAAGAACGTCTGGACCAGCGCGCCGACCACGAAGGGCGGGCTCGAGCAGTTGAGCACCGGCGGCTCGGGCTCGCAGTCGCAGGTGCTCACCGCGAGCAGCTCGAGGAGCCGCTGCGCCGCGGCGTCGAGCTCGCGCTCGAGCTCCGGGCCGATGAGGTCCGTGCCCGAGCAGAGCAGGGCCATCAGCCTGACGGGCACGGTGCCGTCAGTCGGGCTTAGGCTGGGCTCGAGCCGGGCGAACCGCCTGTCGACGCGCTCCTGGCCCTCCCGGATGCTGAGCATCCTCTGTCACCTCCGCTTCGATCTCCTCGCGGCGCTGCTCAAGCCAGTCCTTCATGCGGCCGAGCAGCTCCATCGAGTGCTGGGACTGGACAAGGTAGGCGTTGTACTGGCCGGGCGGCAGCAGAACGCGGCCCTTGCCACCGCCGAGCTCGCGGATCCCGTCATATATGCGTCCAAGCTCCGCGATCAGCGCCTTGGCCTCCTCGTTGTTAAGCGGAGGAGGCAGTTCGCTTAGCTTGGCCTCCGCAGGCGTCTCGATCCTTTCGATCAGCTCCGGGCGCTTCGCGGCCATCGCGATCAGCGTGATCTTGACGATCTCCGGTATGTGGGACTCAAGCGCATTGCGCTGCGCCTTGCCGATCGCCTTGGTGCGCGAGAAGCGGTCGAAGACCTTGTTGTCCTCGGGGATCGGCTTGAGTTCGCGCCGCTTGCGGTTGGCCGTGTCGGCCTTGAGCTTCATCTTCTGCGGTTCCATCGACGTACCGACCAACGTCAGCCCGGTCAGCTCGTCCTCGGCGGCGACGGTGGCGACCCAGAACGGCTCAGGGCCATCGCCCTCGTCGGCCTCGATCACTTCGACTTCGAGCGTCGCCGGCAGGATTTTGATCCGGCAGCGCCCGCTCCAGTTCATCTGCTGCACGATGTCCTCCACGGCGTCGACCGTGAGCCCGCGCCCGCCAGCTCCCGGTAGCGCGTAGATCCAGCGTTTGCCGAGGTTCGCGAGCTGGGCCTGTTCAACGATCCGCTTGACGAATCGCGCGGCGTCGTGCGCGTCCATCGCGACGAAGCCAGCCTGCTCGTCGCCGGCCTCGGGCGTGAAGACCTCGACGCTCGTGGCGTCCTCCACGGCCTCTGCGAGTTCGGCGTCCACCACCTCGGCGTCCCGCGGCTGAGTCTCGTCCGGCCCCGGTCCACCTACCTCCACGGCGGGCACCTGCTGCGCCACGCCGGGCGGCAGGATGAGCTGCGACTCGTCCATCGGTCCATCCTTTCGTTCCGGTTGCGCGGAGGCTACGACTCCTGGCCTGCGCCGGCTCGGGCGCTGTCCGCTATTTGCGCCGGATGCCGGCAAGGGTCTGCGCGAAGCGTGCTTTCTGCCCGAGGTTGCCGCCCTTCTGCGCGGCGGCGGCGATCTTCGACTGCGGGATCTTCTGGCCTTGGGGCACGCCGAGCGCGGTGTGCAGGCTGCCGGGCCGCTTGATCGCCCCGGCGATGAAGTTCTTGCCGCCTTTCTTGCTCTTACGGGCGTTCATCAGCGAGTCGCCAGCTGCCATCGAACCTCCTCAGACCGTCGTGGGCATGTTGCGCCAGCCACCGTATCGGCCATGGCCCGGGATCACGCCGGGGATGGCGTGCGGCCTCGAGCTGCCGCTCCTGTAGTTGCGCCGGGCTCGTTCGATCGCCGCGAGGCGTTCGGGGTTGGGCTGGCCTCGGTAGAGGTCCGGCGGAAATGCGCCAGGCCCGAAGGCCCGATTCTTCTGGAACTGGTTCTCTTCGCGCTGCTGGCGAGGACTCAGAGGCGGTTCTTCGCGCGGCGTCACGCGGCGCCCTCGAGCCGCCATGAGCGCGGTGCCGGCCGCCATCAGGCGCCCTTCGGGATCTTGGGTTTGGGCACCTTCGGGACCGTGAATGGCTTCGGCCGTTTGCTCACTCCCGGCACGCGCGGGATCTTGCCGGGCTTGGCCGACGCCTTGATCAGCCCGGCGCCGGGCGAGCTCGGGAAGCCCTGGAGCGGTTCGGCGGTCCCGGCGGCGAAGGCTTCGGCGCGCTTGGAGGCCATCAGCCGAGCATCCCCACGCCGGGCGTCAGGTTGCCGCGCAGCGGAGCGCCGAGCGTGTGCCGGCGCCGATGCGGCGGCGGCTGGAGCTCGGAGTCGCCCGGGCGTCCGACCATGTGCGCGGGCGGGTGAGACGGCGGGTGCTGGTAGCCGGCGGCCTGGGACTGCTGCGCGCGGTGGGCCATCATCGCCGCCATGAGCGCGGCGCCGGCAGAGCCGAAGCCGGGTTCGGCCGCGTGGTTGATCGGGACGGCCATCAGCGGCACACTAGCGCCCCTCTCGGGCGCTAGTACCCGACCCTGGTGGTGGACGAGGACGCGCCGTAGATCGGGCCTCCCGTGGCCTTGGGCGGCCCGCTGAGAGCTCCTGAGCGGCCGCGACGGCGCTTGCGCGCGCTCATCAGCGCCGAGCCGGGCGATTTGCTGCCCGGAGGCGCTGCAGGTTGAGCGGCGCGTTCGGCAGGTGAACCTTTCCTCATGCGGTTCACCGTGGCGTAGAACACGCGCTTCCCGCGTTCGGGACCGTAGCGAGCCTGCATGGCGGCCATGACCTTCTCGCCTTCGCCCGGCTTCTTATTGGGCGCGTTGAAGTACCGACTCAGAGGCACTACTCGCTCCGGTGCGCGCTCAGGTGCGAGCCGCCGCCCTCGAGTGTCGCCGGCGCTTCGCGGGCCTCGCGGGCTCGGCGGCGCTCGGCCCTCACGGAGACGGCGACCGCCGCGAAGGTGAGCACGAGGACGGCGAGGAAGATGAAGAGAGCGACGATCACTTGGAGTATTTCCACAGCAGTTTGTAGCGCTTGTCGCGGTTGCTCACGTCCCAGCCCCGCTTAGTCGGGCGCCCGTCCGGCAGCTTGCCCTGTTCGGCGGCGACCCATATCGCCTTGCGCAGCGCCTCGATCCTTTTCAGCGTGATCGGGATGCCCACGGGATGCAGCGCCGGGTGCCGGCGGTAGGCGATCAGCGAGTTCACGGCGCGGTGCTCCTCGAGCGTGAGCACGTCGAGCGGGTCGATGGGCTTCGGCGCGGGAGCTGCGCGGCCGCGGCGCATGAGATCGACCTCCGCGCGCCGGCGGCGCGTGAGCCCCGCGAGGCGCACGCCGCCCGCGTGGTCGTACTGGAGCATGATGTCGCCCGCGCGGGCGTAGTCGTGGCGCATGAGCGCGTCGCGCAGGTTGCCCTTGAAGATGCCCGCGCCGAGGTTCCAAGCGAAGCTGCAGAGCGCGTCGTAGGCATCCTGGGTGCTCGGGCTGAGCTCGTTGACGGCCCACTCATAGCGCTGTTCGACCAGCCGGCGCAGCCGGCGTTCGCCCTCCTGGCGGGAGATCGCCGGCGAGCTGCGGGAGATTCCTTCGGTTTCTCCGAAGCCGCGGGTCCAGACTTTCCCGTAGCTGTCCCAATACGGCGTGCTGGAGAAGCCCTCGAATCCGGCGATGAACCGAGTGCCGTTGTCGGAGATGTGCACCGCTCAGCCCTGCGGCGGCGGCTCTGCCTGTTCGGCGCCGTCCGGCACGGCGCTCGACTCCCTGGCGACCGGGCGCGGTTCGGCACTCTCCGGGCCTACGGCGAGCTCCTCTTCGTCGCTCGGGAGCGCGAGCCCGGGGTTCGCCGCCTTGACCATCGCCTGCAGCTGGCGGCCGGCGTTCGTCGCGACGAGCGCCACGATGCCGCCGATGCTCCACCATTTACCCGGACCGCTGAGGTCGGCTTTGCTGCCCGTGACCGCCGTGAGGATCGCCCCAATCTGGCCGGCGACGAAGGCAGACCAGCCGAGCCACGATGCCGGGCCGATGCTCACCTTGCCCTGCATTGGGCGCAGTTTCGCGCAGGCGGCGGACGCCTAGAGGCTCATCGGCACGGCATGGCCCGCGGCGATCATGGCCTGCGCGAAGTCCGAGCCATCCGGCAGCGTGATCACGCCGTCGTAGCGCCCGCCGTACTTGTCCCAGCCCTTCGAGAGCAGCGTGCAGCGGTCGCCGGGCTTGATCAGCATGCGGGCGTAGACGAGCGCGTCCTTGCCCTCCTGCGTGCGCAGCTCCGGCGCGTTGATCCCGTAGACGCGGCAGCTCATCTGGGTCTTGCCGTCCCAGCTCTGCCCGATCACCATATGCCCGAAACCCACGTCGATGTCGAAGGTGATCGTGTCCCCGTCGTGGACGGCGACACACTTGGCCGGATACGGCCCGTAGTCCACCTAGACGCCCTCGCGGGCGTAGTCCTCGCGCGTGGCGCCTTCGGGCAGGTCCATGTTGCGCGGCTCAAGCTGCTCGCGGTCGTCCACGCTGTTGTCGGCCTTGGCCTCGTGCGCCAGCATCGGCTCCTCGGGCATCGGCTCGATCGAGGGCGGCGGGTCGCCCGTCGCGGGCGGCATATCCGCGATGTAGGGCTTGGGCGCGACCTGCTTCTCGTCCATCAGGCGGCTCCGTACCAATTCGCGGGGTAGTCGCGTATGTCGAAGTGGCAGAAGTCGACGTAGAGCCCAAGGCCGCCGTTGCCGTTGCGCTTGGTGGCCCGCAGGGCGTTGAGCGTACGGTGCCAGTCGTGCGGACCTCCGTGGACACAACTCACGTCGGCCGCTTGGTCGTTGCCGTCGTGCGCGGTGTAGACGTGGAAGGAGTTGGACGCGCCGCCGATCCGGCGGTTGTAGCTCGCCGTGCGAAAGCCCGAGTGGACGCTCACCGGGCCGTACTTGGCCCGCAGCGGCTCAAGGAAGGCGCGGCAGAGATATTCGAGGCCACCGTAGTCGCGCTCCTGGACCAGCGTGCCGTCGTGGCAGTCGAACTCCTCGATCACGAAATGCGCGCTCAGGCGCTTGCGGGTGCCGGCCATGCGCGCAGTCTACGCTCACGAACTGGCATCGCTGATGCAGGTGTAGATGTCGGTGTGGCCGCCAGGATGATTCAGGACCAGGATCCCCGGCGAGTAGCCGGCGATACATTCGACGCTGCCCGGCGGTCCGGTCGCACCCTGCGGGCCGCTCGCACCTTTGGCACCGGAGGCACCCGTCAGCCCTTTCTCGCCGGAGGCGCCGGTCGGCCCCGTCGCCCCTTCGCCGGCGTTGATCGTGATCGTCCTGGTCGGCGGCGGGGCCGACCCGCCCTGCGAGAGCGCGGCGGCGGCGAGCGCGCCGGCACCCAGCGAAGCCGTCACGCCGACGAGGCCGTAGACGCTGCTAGCTCTCATCGCCGGCCCCGGCCGCGGCCATCTTGCGGTCGTGGAGCTCCTTGGCGAGCTGCTCGGAGGTAGCACGGCATTTCGCCAGCTCTTCCTCTCGCGCGCTGAGCTGCTCGAGCCCCGACGCCTTCTCCTCGTGACGGCTCGTGCGTAGCGCCATCATCGTCGAGGCGAAGCCGCCCAACGCAGAAATGACCGCGGCGACTCCGAGCAGCGTGGCACCCGAGGAGACGGCAAGCACTCACGCCCTCAATCCCAAGAGCGGGGCGATCTGGCGGCCGGCGCTCATCGAGCCCGGCGGCCAGAGGCCGATCTCCGCCCAGCCCGGCGTGTTCGCGTTGCCCGCGAACGGGCCAGAGCCGTGCTGGGTGCGGCTGAGCACCTGCCCGGCGCCGAAGCGGGCGCCCGAGGGCAGCGCGGAGCGCGTGTGGCCGATGTAGACGTCGTGACCCGCGAGCGGGCCGGAGTCGAAGTGGACGACCGGATAGCTCGTGCCGAAGCCGCCCGGGTTGGACGGTACGGCGATCACGCGGCCCGCGCCCGGCGCGAGGATCGGGCCGCCGGGGTTGGTCTGGAGGTCCTGGCCTTGGTCGATCCGCTTGACCGTGAGCGCGGCGTTGGCGGGCAGGAATCCCCGCAGCTTGGCCCCGCGCGGTACGGCGTTGGCGAGCGAGTTGGGCGCTCCGCTGGGACTCACGTTGAGCGAGAGCGAGCCCGGTTCGCGGCCTTCGCCCACGACGCGCGAGGGTTCCTGGGTGCTGAGCTGTTCGAGCAGCGGCGTGATCTTCTGCGAGAGCGAGGGTTCGGGCTTGGGCGCGAGCGGCGGGACGGCGCCGACGCCGCCCGGGAGCTGGGGGAGCGCCATCCGGGGGGAGATCGGCCTGCGCGGCTGGATTTCAGCGGCGGCGGAGCGCTTCGGTTCGGCCTGGGCCAGGAGCGCCTTGATCGCTTCGAGCGCCTGCGGGTTGACGGTCTGGGCGCCCTGCTGGATCCCGATCCGTTCGGGTCCGGGCGTGTAGGTCGCCGTCGCACTCGCGCCGGGTTCGCCCGTGCGCGCCGCGGCCGCAGCGCTCGCTTCGCCGGGCGTGGGACCGGAGCCCCACTGGCGCGCGTTGCGAAGGACGCTCGCGACGTAGCTGGGCTGTTCGCCGCCGGCCGGGCCGGCGTTGTAGGCCGAGAGCATCCCAGCGGTGCCGCGGCCCTTGAACTGCGCGAGGTACTTAGCGGCTCCGAAGGCAGCGGAGCGGAAGTCGAGCGGGTTGATCCCGAGCGAGCGCGCGGTCCCCGGAAGGAACTGGAACGGGCCAACCGCGCCGGCGGAGCTCGTCGAGGTGTTGCGCCCGAAGTTCGTCTCGGTCCCGAACACCCCCCACAGCACCGCCGGGTTGATCCCGGCGCGCTGCGCGGCTTCCCTGACGACCGCTCGCTGGTTGGCCGGCATGGCCCTGATGCTGCCCTAAAACGCGGACGACCCGCATTACGCGGGCCGCCGGGGAGGCTTACCGCCGGGGGGCATGATAAGCCTCAGCGATCCTTCAAAATCGCCCCCCCAGCGTAGCGACGTGAGCGGCGTCACTACGAAGCACCAGCGGTAAGCGCCCGTCAGGGCGTGCGCTGCGCCCCTCATAGACGGGTCGGCCATCGCGAGGTACTCCGGCCAACGCCTATCAACATACGGGACCGGGTAGCCAATCCCAACCCGCCCTCGCCGTGGCCGCGCAAGAGCCGAAGGCCCCGACGCCATCACACGCGCGCGCGCGCGACCTACCTGGTTTGAGCCCAAGCGCCTACAACCCTGACCAAAGGCAAGGAAGAGTGCCAGAGGGCTCAGGGCGCCCTGCGTACGGCGTCGCGCAGCTCGCTCGCTTCGGCCAGTGGCCCCTCAGGATCAGTTCGCGTAGCCAGACGCTCGCGTAGATCGTGCCGACCTTCAGCCAGAAGCGGCGTTCTTTGCGATGGCGGGTCATACCTCCAGGTCACCGCTAAAGCTTGCGTTGAGGAGCAGCCCCGAGGAGCACTCACGAGTGTCGATCATGTGCCACTCGCTCGGCGGGTCGCGAAGGTTCTCACCGGCGTGCCAGATCCCGAGCGCTCCGCGCTGGCGGAACTCCACGGTGCCGCTGATGATCTGGCCCTGCATCAGCGTGAGAGCACCAGCCGCCGCGAGTCTGGCGCCAGGGCGTCCAGCTCATAGGCGAGCGCTTCGTCGCTGCGCAGTCGGATCAGCTCTGATGGCTCGGTCTGCGGCGCTGTCTCGAGGATCTGCCTTGCGTGCGGCTCGCTCGGTCCGCCCTCGCCACGGCCGTAGAGGCTCTCCTCGATCTCGGCCTCCGAGAGCGGCTCGGGCTGGCGGCGCCAGAGGTTCATTCGCTCCGTTCGTAGCGCGGCTGCCCGTCGCAGCGCGAGCACGAGTCCGCCGTTTCGATCACGACCCACAAGAGCAACGCGGCTATGGCGAAGGCAGCGAGCCACGCGCCGAGGGTCCGCAGCCAGCCCCAGCGCCGGCGAGGCTCGGGTGCCAGCGGCTCAGCCGGCGATTCGCGCTCGAGCAGCTCGTCGAGGTCCGCCATCGCCTCCTGGGCGAGGTAGGCGTAGGTCTTCTCCAGCTGGGCGTCGAGCTCGCGTTCCTGGCGGGCCGTGCGCTCGAGTTCGCATCGCTCTGAGCGGCGACGGACCCGCAGCGTGCCCTGTTCCTGCGGGTGCTTCACAGGTCCTCCGGGGTGAAGTGGCTCCCCCGGACCCTGACAGGCGGCCTCGGGCAGATACCGGCGAGCACTTCCAGGGCAAAGGCGATCTTCTCGAGCGAGTCGGCGTAGCGGGTCATGGCGAGCGCCACGGCCGCCCTGTACTCGGCCATGCCCATCTCGGGCTGCTCGTCCTCTCCCTGCGCGTGGGCGTGCGGGTCGTCCATCAGCTCACCGCCTGGGCGATCGCCACGCTGCCCGAGACGAGGATCGCGACGACGCCGAGGCCCGCGCAGAGCAGGATGAAGCCGAGCACCCAATCGCTTCGCCAGAAGGGGCCGAACATTCGACCCTTGAGATCCCGTACGCCGCTCACCGCTCCGTCCTTTCGTTCGCTTACAGCGTACCGGACGGCTAGCGCTGCTTGCGCAGGACTTCGCGGGCTTCCCGCAACTCGGCCTGCGTGGCGCCGACCGCGCCGCGGCTTTCGCGTAGAGCCTGGCGGGCTTCGCGGAGCTCCTGCGCTGGGGTCGTGGCGGCGCCGGCCTTCCCGCCGGACGCTTTGAGCACCGTCGCCCGGAACGGGTTGAAGGTCCGTTCCCACGCGGCCTCGCCGTGGACCGAGCCGGGCTTGATCAGCGGCCCCTTGCCTTCGATCCGCCGCTGGATCTCGCTCGCCAGGTCAGAGGTGAAGTACGGCGTGCCGCCGCCCTCGAGCAGCCGCTTGGCCGTCGAGGCACCGGGGACGAGCGATTCGAGGAACTGCGCGAGGCCCCCGCGGACCTTCTGGGCACCCGTGGGTTCGCCCTTCGGCGTCGCTTCGGTCTTCGGCACCTGGCCCGTGCGCCCGAACGGGTCACGGCCCGAGAAGGCTTCGGTCGCGCCCGACGCCTGCGGGACGAACTGAGAGAACAGGTTGGCGAGGTCGCCGTAGCGGGCCGCTGGGATCGTCGCGCCGTAGGGGGTGTAGCGCGCGATGTCGATGTAGTGGCCCGGTTCGGTCTTCAGCGCGTCGCGCAGCGTCCCGGTGATGTTCGCCTGCTTGACTTCCTCGTGTTCGGCTTCCCATTCCTTGATCACGCCCTGGGCGAGCTTCATCAGCCCCGTGAAGGCGACGGTGTGGTGCGCTGGCAGCGTCCAGTAGACGAAGCGCAGGGCGGCGAGCGTCCACGGCAGGAACGGCGCGTAGGTCCGCACAAGCCATTTCATCTTCGGCGACCAGCCGTCGTACTTGCCGAGCAGCTCGTGCTGTTCGGTCATGAAGCGGTGCTGGGTCGGCGTGTCGGTCAGCCCGCGCGCCACCTCGTCGACCGCGCGCTGCCCGAGGCGCAGGCTCTGGAACCAGCTGCCCGTGAAGTCCTGTATGTCGCGCCGGGCCGATTTCCCGAACGCCTGGTACTGCGCGCTCGTCTCGATCGCGCGGTTGATGTTGAAGAAGCCGTTCGTCAGCTTGACGACGAGCCACGCGACCTGGTGGATGGCCGGGATGCTCCCGACCCGTTCGACGGCCCGCACGACGCTGGCCGTGCGCCCGGTGAAGTCCTCCGCGCGCCGGTAGGTCGAGGCGGCGCGCTGTTTGCCGACGAAGAGCCCCGGCCGCGTCTGCTGGGCCTCGATCATCCGGAAGGCTTCTTTCGCGCGCGGGTCGCCGCTGCGCTTGAGCGACGCGAGCACCCGTTTGGCCGCGATCACGTCCATCCCGAGCCCGGGCAGGTTGATCCCCGCGCCCGAGAGCGGCAGGCGCACGAAGTAGGGCTCGATGAAGTTGCCGGCCAGCCAGCGCGGCTGGGGTAGGACAGCGCGGCGGAACGGGCCGACGAGCATCTGAAAGAACCGCTCTCCCTCGTTCGAGGGCGACGCGAGCTTTTCGAGCTCCTCGAGCAGGTGGCTCGGCACGAGCACGACGTTGCGGCCCGCCGTCGAGGTATCGCCCGGGTCGATCCGCGACTCGCGGAAGATGCCCTGGTGGGCGCTTTCCAAGGCGGCCTGCGGCTGCTGGGCCTCTGAGATCTTCGCCAGCACGCCAACCGGGTTGCGCGTCGAGTAGGCGCGGATCGGCGTCCACTCGCCGCGGCCTTCCTTGCGCAGTAGGTCGACGGCTTCGTTGGCCTCCTTCGGGTTCCACATCTGCCCGTCCGGCTTGCGCCGCCCGTACTCGCGCACGATCCGGTCGTGCGCCCGGGCGAGGTTGATCGCCGTCGCTTTGTTGGCGGCCTCCTGGTGGAGCACGTCCTGGCCGATCGCGCGGGCTCCGCGGGCCTGCAGCGCGCCGGTGCGCTGAAAGCGCGCCGTGGTCGGGCGGGAACCGGGCCTAAAGCGCTTGTGGAAGGCGCGTTTGCTCCCGGTCCTTATCAGGTGCGGCGCGTAGGCGAGCGCGTCGGGCTCAACGCCGTTGGCCCGCGCGTGGGCGCGGATCTCGGCGTTGGTGAGCTGATGGCCTTCCGGCCCGCGCAGGTTCTCCTCGCGCGGCGGGAGCGGGTGCGCCTCTCGGTCGGCGCGCACGAGCCGGTGCTCGGCTTCGGCCGCCCGCAGGCGTTGCTTCGCGCTGCTCACGCGCGCCTCGAGCGCCGGTTTCTGCTCGCGCTGATCGGTGGCCTTGGCCTCGCGCAGCGCCGTCTTGGCCTCGCTCACGCGGGTCGTGGCGCCGGCGAGGACCTTGCGCTCGGCGGAGCTCGCCGCGCCGCCTTCGCGCGCCCGTCTGGACGCCTGGCGGCCGAGGATCCGCTGGCGGCCGTGTTCGGCCTTGAGCAGCTCGCGCTCGGCGGCCTTGGTCTGATCGCTCTTGAGTGGCCCGACCGCCTTGGCCTCTCTGCTCGCCCGCAGTTCGGCCCTCGCGTCCTTGAGCTCCTGCGCCGAGTGGGCACCCTGTTCGGCGTGCAGGTGATAGGCCGCGAGCGCTTCGGGGCTTCGGCCGCCCACGGCGTCGGCCTCGGCCTGACTGCCACCGCGCGCGAGCACCGCCTCTTCGGCGGCCTGATGCTCGGCCTTCGTGTACCAGCGCGCGTCCATGTGCGCGATCGCGTACTCGGTGAGTTTGGCCCGCTCGGCCTCGCCGAAGGGCTGCAGCCCTAGCGCCACCCGTTCGCGGTCGGCCTCGTTCAGGTACTCGGCGATCCGCCGGCCCTGCTCGACGATCAGCTGG